GAGAGTGTTATTAGTGGTACATTTACTGGTAATGAGCCTGGTATAGCTTTAAGAGAGGGTATATTTGTAGGTGAGCAGGGCAAGGGAGTATTCAAGGTTCTTGGTGCTATGGAGGGATTGGTAAGGGTCCAGGGTGCTAAGAAAGAAGTCGTTGAGAATCTTGCGTGGGGAGCTAAGCATTTTCCTGAACGTATCACTTATTGGCAGGAGGCTGTTAAAAGAGAAGAAAATGGCGATCCGTTTAATGTCACCAAGACAATGAGGATGCACTCTGATTGGATGAAGACAAAATATAAGTTGCCGGATACTCCAAGAGGTATCAAGCAGTCTTTCAGAGATATAATTGCTACTTATGAGCCTTGGGTTTTAGAGAAAGAAAAAGAGCCGTCTGAAACAAAAGCGTTACCAGCTGCGGGCGGGACTCTTAATAAGTATGATTATAAAATTCCTTTTGCTCCTGGTGGTGGTGGTACTGCTGGTGTTTCTCTTAGAGATATTGGAAAGCCGTTTCAGTTTGTTGGGGAAGGAATGCAGTATATGGCTGGTGAAGGTAATTTGTGGAATAATCTGTTTGCTGGATCGGTGCCGTCATCTATGCCGTCACTTGGTTGGGCGGCTGAGAATTTTAGGCCATATCCTTCACAAGAAGGAGCTAGTGCTGGATCGGCTTTAAGCCCAGAGATGCAATTACTTGAGGGGCAAGCGACTATTCAGAACGAACTTGAGTATTAATTCCTATCCCGTCATAGAAAAGACGCAGTAGGGAGGAAAAGTGGTTTCAGTTAATGAGAATGTTTGGCTGGAAAGAAGGAAGAAAGAGCTTAGAGAGAAGTTCAGGTATCAGGTCACTGATGAGAAGAGACTTGAGGCTCTTGTTACTAATCAAGCACAGGGAGAACTACAAGAGCTTTCCTCTGGTATAGGCACTCCACAGGACCAATTAAGGTTTCAAGCCACTGCACAGGGCATCTCTGTCCCAGCAGCGGCTTCTACGCCACAAGAGGGTATGTCCAGGGGTAATGTGACTCCGTTTGAGGCAGCTAATGATCTTGGGTTTGGCTGGCGATCGCCTCTTGAGTGGGCCAAGGGTATGGTCATGGAGCAGCCTTTAGGGGCTGAGACTAGACCGCAGTATGGCGTTGCTCGTCGTGAAGCGTATACCGGGTATCAAAATGAGAGTGATTGGAGTAGCGGTAGTAGGGCTACTGATGCGGCTTTAAACTTCATGTGGAACTTCTATGATACCTTTACTGTATTCGGCGGTCCCATTCAGAAGTTCATAGAGAAGAAGACAAATCTGAACGTATATCCCGATTGGACAGAGAATGTTCAGGATAGTCTTGTCAGGTCAGCTGGGCTGGTGGGTGGCGCTGCAGGATTGATTCTGCCGATGATGGCTACAGCCGGTACTCATACTGCTGTTGCTGGTGGAGTAACTGCGGCTACTAAGTGGGGTACGCTGGGAAAAGTCCTCCGTATGTCGCCAATGCAGAAACTATTTGGTCTTGGCCGTAAGATTGCTCCAAAGGTTACTGCTGGAGTCATTCAGAAGGGTCTAAAGAAGACAGGGATAGAAGTAGCAAAGGCCGGTACTACTCAACGATTTGTTGGTGAGGTCACAGGAAAGGCTATAGGCAAGAAGGCTACAGAAGGAGCCTCTAAGAGCTATGGTAGATTACTCAGTGATATAGTCTGGGGAGCTAAAGAGAAGCAGGTAATAAAGAGACTTGCTCATAAAGATACTTATGCTCAGGCTATGGAGGCGGCAAAGACATTTGCGAAGCGTGGAGTAGGCCAAGAGATCAAGCTGATGAAATCTAAGGGAATAAAGATTCCTGGGCTTGCTGCTGAAAACATAGATAATATTATAGAATCAGCTTTTAAGACACGCACATATGATAAGGTCATGGATTTTGCTACCAGTAGGCTTGGTAAGCAGGCTCTTGGAATGATCGATCATGGTCTGGCTACTGGATTTGCTATGGCGATGCATGGTGGAGCTAAGTCTGCGGCAGAGTTGACAGCAGCGGAAGTCCCCATAAGTTCTCAGGTGCCTATAATCGCTAATACAGCACTATCATCCTTGGGTACAGGGATGATGTTCTCGGTGATAGGGCAGATCCCTAATTTTGGTAAGGGTAGTGGTGGGGATGCTCTAGGCACTGTTCTAAGAGGACTTGGGCTTACGAATAAAGCAGCAGGTAAATTTACACAGCGTCTAGCTACCACCAAGCGTGCTCTAGGCAGCGGACTCAAACCTTCTGATATTGCTAAAAAGCAGATAGCAGGGATGACTGGTACTCCGGCAGACGCTATGGATAAAGGGGCGTGGTGGTTCCCGAATAAAGAGAAGCTTCTGAAAACTGCTGCTGGTAGAGCGAAGATCGAGAATTGGGCTGATTATATCAAGAAGGAGATTCTAACAGGCAGGAGTCCTATAGTCGGGAAGTCAAGCGGGCAGTTTCAGAATATTATCAAGGATGTGCGCCGGCCTGGGATGATAAGTAAGCTGGCAGATGAGGTAGAGCAGTGGCAGCATCTTCATCGTATGTCGCTTATTAGGCATGGAGCTACTGGAACCTTGCAGGACTTTGGGTCTGCGCTTCCTCGTATGCTTGCAGGTTCGGTGTTGATGCACGCTCCTGAGATCATAAAAGACAGGGAATTTATAGAAGAGCATCCAGAAGACTTTCTTCATGGTATGCTTATGACCGCATATTTCACCAGATCTCCATCTAATCCTTATACTCAGATTCTAAAGACAGAGAATGGATTTAAGAATCGTGATCTTGAGTACGCAAGAAAGACGCTGCATTACACTGGTCTGTTTTTTCCTGAAGTATTTAGGAATGAGGATTTCGCTAAGTGGGCTGCGAGATATTCTAACGGTACTATCGTTGGAAAGGATATGTCACAGGATGCAAGAGCGCAGGAGATCCTTGATGTAATAGAGATTGCTTCTGGAGATAAGACAAAGCTTGGTAGTGAGACTATCAGGATGCAGATGATAGAGACTGAGAAAGATATAGCTGCCACGCAGAAGAAAGAGACTTTTCTTAGGCGTAAGAAGAAGACTGCTCTTACATATAGCACTCTTAGAGATTCGCTTTTGAATAAGCAGGCAAGATTAGAGAAGGAAGATAAGAAACTTTCAGAGCATGATCAGGCGAGGCTAAAGAAATATGAAGCGGGAGTTACTTCTGCTAAGGGTGAGTTCATGGATGAGTACGGCAAGCCTGTCGTTGCAGAAGTAGAAGAAGAAATCTCTCTTTCCGGAGATGCCCTCGCTAATCATTATCTAAGTACTGAGGGCAAAAGATGGGCTTTCAATCGTACTATGGATGCTATCGATGGTCTAAGGGGTCCAAGAGCTCGAGGCGGCAGCAGGTTGGTGGATACGAGCAGATGGAGCGATAGTCAACGATGGAGAGTTTATACGGCTCTTCAGGAGCACTTCGGGACTACTGGCATACTTAATCCGAATATGGTGACTGATGTGGTCGATGCTGCTGTAGTGGATAATGATGTGCTGACTATGCGTTCTATTATGTATGACTCTGTTATGGGTACACACAATGAAATGAATGAGCGTTCTTACAGAGTTAGTAATCCTTCAAGAATAGTAGTGACTGGAGATAAGCTTGGGCTCACTCTTGAGGACTACGAGAATATGGCTACGCATAACGAGTTCCTTGGATATTTTGCTGTTAATGGTGGTCCTGAGTTTCTTGCTGGTTCTAGGCAGATACTTACAGAAGAGAAAATAGCTCAGTATAAGGCTGAGGGAATAGAACTTGCTGCTCAAGTCGGGCAGCCCGATAGTCCTGTCCGTCATATAAAGACAAAGGCTGATCTTGAGGCTTTCCGGTTGGCGTGGGCTGGTGGATATGATCATAAGACAAAGAAGCATGTCCCTGGTTTTTGGGATGGAGCTATGCAGAGATGGGAAAAGTTCTCGGGGGCTCCTGGTGAGACATTAAGAGAACATACAGTCAGAGAGTATCTTGTTAATAGAGCTGCTTATGGTTCTGTTGTGTGGAGCAGGCTTTTTCATACCGGAGAGATAGAACGAATACCAGTTATTATAGACAAAGCCGCTAAGGAACAAGCTGGGACATTTTATGCTGATAGTCAGAAGATCCCAACTGCTAGTGTTTCTGATTTTAGAGGGTTGTTTCTTGAGTCTGGCATAGTTCCTGGTACTGGTAAGAGGAAGATCGTCAGGAATATTCCTAATTATGAAGATCTGCCTAAAGAGTTTCGCAATACTTTGCCAGGATTACCAGATGGTACTGATCAATATTATCTGACAAAGAAGGGTAGATGGGAAATACTACAGTCTTATGTAGATACACTGCCGTTTCTTATTGATAATTATGATAGGGGTTCAAAGGAACAGTTTACAAAGACAGAGTTCAGTGGACCTGAGATGGATTCAGTTAAGAATCTTTTAAATCTTATGCAGAATACAGGGCTGGCTCTACCGCCATCTCATTATAAAGAAGTACGCAACCATGTGCTTCGCAAAAGATACTCTGGAGCTTCCAATGAAGAGATAGCGTTTTTGTCTGCCTCAGATGAGCTTGGAGCTTTTGATTTCTTTAGTGGTCTGTATAAAATCCCAGGTGAGATAGGATTTAAGAAGGGCAAGGGGTTGGCAGGAGAGACAGTATTTGCCAATTTGAAGAAGACTGCGTTTTATAAATCTGAGGCTGGACAAGAGATGCTGAGAACGCTTCAGAGTCTTTATGACAGAGGAATCATACAGGGAATTGAGGGCGGTGAGGGCGATATAATCTTAAAGGATACGTTTGGTAAAGAAGGTGGGTTAAAGCTCAATGGTGAGGAAGCATTTCAGTATCTTACAAGTGTGTTTAGAGCTCAGGGGGTAGTTGCTAGTAGAACGGCTGAACAAGTTACTGAAGATCTAATAAAGAAGCTTAATACAAAAGAGCTTCGTGAGAGCAATAAAGACTTGGCTGATTTTATGACTAACGATATAGCTAAAATAGCTAAGGGTAACCCCAAGCAGACTTATAAGTTTATCAGAATACTCGAGCAAGAGGGTGTTATAAAAACTGTGTCTCCTGATGGTATTTATGATGAGATAGCAGCTGAGAAGTTACTTACTCCCAGAATGAGAGAAAGAATGGAATCCTTCGTGTTGGGTTCTACTCTTAGGAATTTTGATAAAGCTACTGATGTCGAGGTACAGGAAAATATAGATATTGTTAATGAGTTCATGGGTAAGGTAGTAGCTAAAAGTAAGAAGGGATTTCAAGTACCGATATCACGATTTATAGAAGAGTCTGGTATCCCAGATAATATTCTGACTGATGTAGTGATGGAGACTAGAGATGGCAAACTTATAAAAGATGGTCTTTCTCTTAGGGATTATATATTTGATCGTACTGTGGCCCGTGAGGGTGATCCTAAGACCGGAGAGTATCATAGTGTCCCTGGTCTTGCTAAGGCCGGGAACCAATATCTTTCTAGTCTTAATGGTAGTAAGTGGCATTCGATTCATTATCAGCTTAAGAATCTTCGAGAGGTGGAAGAGATAAAGTTTTCTAAAGGTACAGAGATTCTTAAGGATGGAGAAGATTTTGTAGAACTGGAGCCTCATAACAGAGTGGTAAGTAGTAAGACGAGAGTATACGGGAGTAGGCTTATAGATGAATTTTCTGCAGACGGCTTACGGTTTGTGAATCTAGGCGGTAAGATATCTACAGACAGAATTAAGAAGCCCTACAACCAGATGGCTGCATATGAAGAAGTCGAGTTTAACGCTGATCCCAATCGTAGTTATGATGAGCTTATTAATCTCTATGATAGGACGTTTGATAGTCAAAAGATAGAAACTGTCAAGAGAGGCCGGCATGGGATTGCTGAACGTGGAGAGCTCAATGATATCTATGTTCCCATAGGTCCAAGTGGTAAGGACAGGGGATTTATGCTGGTGCTGCCCAGGGTAGGTGGCAAGGGAAGTGAATATGAGGCGTTCTACGGCAAAATGAGGGAGATTCATAGTAAGCTCTCAGAGATCAGGAATAAGATATCTGTGGATAAGGGATTAGAAGATAGTTGGGCCGGCAGAGATGTTGAACTTCCTGGTATGGCTGATTCAATGCTGAAAGTATTTGAGAAGTTAGCTGATCCTGCTGTTATTGATCGGGCTCTTGCTGGTAAGTCTATTGCTAAGCTTGGAGTGGGCAAGAGCGCCATGCTTCATGCCATGCAGCTCTATGCTATCTCGAAGTCGTTTGGGATAGAGGCTTTCGATCAATTATATGAAGCCGAGAAAGAGCAGATATCGCTTCCTCATGGAGAGAAGAGTTCTAAGAAGGAAGCCATAGTAAAGGCTATATCAAAGTACTCGCACCAGATGACTAATATTAAAGCATCTCCGATTTTGGCTGAGACTTGGGATGTTTTAAAGAATGAGGCGAATGCTAAGGATCTGCATGGACCACAGCTTGAGGGAGATTATTTTCGCATAGCTGTTTTTGATGATAGCAAGAAGCCCTTGAAAAAGGGAGAAGAGTTCAACGGTCAAATAATGGGATCTGAGAGGGTGCTATATGGTTCGTCAAGAGGGTTTGGTGCCGATAGGATTCATCCACTGCAGAAGACTAATATAGTTACCAATGCTGCTTACGGAGAAGATGGAGCGACGTTTTCTATGTTGACGAAAGATTCTGTGCAATATGTCAGCAGTATTCAGGGTAGGTTTAATCAGTATGGAGTGGAGTATTTTGTGCCTGTATCAGCTCTCAAGTGGCCTACAAGTGGTAGTGTTAAAGAAGGGATGCTGACGATAGATGATATTGTAGGCAGTACGACTGGAAAGCCTAAGATATTTAAGATCCCTGTAAAAGATTTCCGCATGACGATGATGGGAGAAAACGAGAGTACGCAAGGCAATATCAGTCAGTACCAAGAGAACGGATTTACTGGTAAGGCTGCTGCTGAGTTCAGAGAGCAGTTTGCTCCCGATAGTGATAATGATTCTGGGTATAAGGCTTATCGTGGAATGCAGAAGCTCTTGAGTGCTGCGTATACGGGTGATACTGGTGCTGTAAGAGCCGCCAATGTCATGATAAGGACATTTTATGGCATAAGTGAGCAGCAGGGGATATATGAAGATCCTACATTTGATGCTATTCATAAGAATCATATCTTCTCATCTCTTGATGCTAACCCTATGGATGGGGAGTATAAGGCCAAGACAATAGGCTTTATAGATTCAAGAGTCATGAAGAGTCATATTCTTAAAAGACCTGATTCTGGTGCTCGTAATGTCAAGATGCAGGTTTCATATCGAGATAGAGATGAAGCATGGGCTATGGGTACTCCAGACAAGCTTTCCTTTCGTGGAGAGAAGGGAGAGAGGCTTGGGGGCATAGGTACATCTCTGGGCTCTGGTTATGATATTGATATTCCGTTGCATGAGAACACTCAGTTTGCTGTTTATGATAAGGGGGCAGATACATGGGTCATGGATACTGGCAGCGGTAAAGAATCTTTTGTAAAAATGGCTTCATCGTTGGTGAAGGGTGGCAAGAGACAGTTCAGTATGGCCTTTCAGAAGCATCTGGTAAATGAAGGTGTGGCAATTAATAATCCTACTGGTGTAGCTGCTGAGATGAAGAAATTCATGATCAGTAAGGGACCAAATAACATCCTTCTGCCCAGCACAGCATCTACAGAGGGTAGATTCTACGATATGATGGATTGGATGTTTGCCGGCACTGAACGCTTGCCTGATGGAAATGAGAGACTGCTGAAATCCTATGATTATGGAGATGGAACACTTAAGAGAGGTGGGAACAAAATAGGTATAGTCTCGACTTGGCAGCGTACTCCAGGGTTCAAGGTCAACGATGCGGTACTATCCGTGAAAGAGGGGCTGTTGCCGAGATCTCATGGTAATGTCGGGATGCTCAATAGACATGATTTTGAGATCAGGTCTGAGGGTGATTGGGATTATGATGCGATGACATATATGAATCATCTTGGTCCTGAAATCGTTAAGCAGCTCATACGTAATTCAGATGTAAAGGCATCTATAGACATTGATGCTCATAAGGATGCTTCCTACTTTGATACAAACATGAAGCTAGGCAATCTGAAGGATTGGATGATACAGAAGCATCATGAGCATAAGGCGCAGGGTTTTGTTGGTCATGCTCAGAGATTAAATCAATCTTATAATCATGTGCTCAAGGCTCAGAAGTATCACGGTTGGACAGGCGAGGATGGGAAGAAATACTTTGTTGGTCCGAAGTATCGTAGTCAGCAGGAGATGATAGATGACGATACTCATCTTGATATTCCTGCTTACATACAGATCTTTACTGACTCAGCCGGCAAGAAATTGAGTAAGGCTACGTATAGCGAGTCATGGAAGAAGGCTATTTATAACAAGATGTTCGCTGTGTATGGAGAGAAGAACGGTCTGCCTGATTTTTCTAACGAGCTATCTCTGGTAGATAAGCCTAATTTTCATACTCAGGTAGAGTTGATGATGGGTCCGTACAATGATCTCAGTGCAGCCCTTAAGCCAGCGTCTAAGCGTGGTTATAAAAATGTCTTGGATGCCACAAGGACATACGCTTCGAGAGCGTGGGGGCTCGAGAAGAATAAGAATCAAGCTGAATCCACCAGTATGAATCGCTACATACTCTCGAGACTTAATAAATGGTCTGACCGATCGCTCCAGCGAGAGTTTCTAATGTCGGTGGCTTCTGATAAAGAGGCTATGGCAGAGGATTTTGGGAAGTATTATGGATCGGGGAGAAAACTTAAGACTGATAAGGGTGGTAAGTGGGGTAATATTTGGGCAAGGATGATGAAGAACATCGATATGTCCAAATCCATAGAGTTCACTCTTAATCCTGAGTATATGTCTGTACGAGAGAAGATAGCTCAGAGGGTCAATGAGGACAGCCTGATACTTCATCCTGATAAATATGAGGGTATAGCAAAGCATGAGATAGAGTCTTTATCTGTACTCAATGATTATACGCAGCAGTTAGGCGGTCTGCCCTCTAACAAGGCTATAGGGGATATTGGGAGATCGCTCTATAGCTGGAAAGAGAATCAGGCAGTAGGGATCATGGAAGAAGCTGTAGCAGACAGGGATAGGATAGAGTTAGAACTGGCAGAATACGCTAATCAGAACCTTACTACGGCAGATGTAAGGGTTAGGGGCGCCAGGGCTGAGAGAGATTCGTTGAACAAGTATATATCAAGAGCACAAAGAAAGGTCACGCAGAGTAGGTGGGCTGATAAGTCTGAGCGATTTATTCTGAATGATGGTAAAAAGGGTGTTCCTGGTAGAGTGAAAACGATGAATGATAATGACGTCATCAATCGTTATATTGGTCACCTGTCTTACGAGAAGCTTAAGGGTACATTGGCAGAGGGACAGGATTCCGGAACGGTAGCACAGCTTGTTAATGAAGCTGATGATCTCAATAAGAAGTTCACAGGTATGCTCGCAGGTTCTTTTAAATCTGGTAAGGGCAAGGTATTTTATAAATTAGGAGACAATAAAGGTGTCTACGGGGATTTGACAAAGGATGTGGTCAATAGGGCAGAAGCGGTCCTTACTGAGCAATTTGTGAATAAATGGGAAGGCATGGGATTGGGGCAACTTGCTGCATTAGCAGTAGCTTCCAGACGTTCTAATGATATTGAGGGCTGGTGGAGGCTCAATATCAAAGAGAAGGGGGCAGATAAGGCTGATATGCCTGTATATAAGGGAGCAAGGCTCAAGGCTCTACGTCACCTCAGTAAGCAGAATTTGGGTGCTCTGGCGCAGATAAGGGCTGTAGTGAGGCATTCTATCAGTGGGCAGACGCCGGAGGCTTCTATGGCCCTTTTTGCAGGGGATAGAGAGAACGCAGCTTCTCTTCTGGGTAGGTCTGGACATCCTTGGATGCCTACAGAGAGTACTTCTGCTAATGTGGGAGTAAGGGAAGCTCTTAATAGACAGATGATTACTGGAGATGCGGGTATGCCGGTACGGGTAGTCAGGGGTCCGTCACCGCCTATTGTAGCTATGGATCCATCAGAATATCTGATAGTTAAGGTGAAAAAGAATCAGTGGGAAGTGACTTCTGCTGGTAGGCTTATGGAGATCCTGATGGAGAATGATCGATATACCTATAAGACAGCTAGTCAGATAGTCTCAATGGCTTCGCTCAATAAGAATAAAGGACTCGATCTTACGAATGTAGATCCCAGCCATCCTCTGTCTGAGGTAGCTGCAGTATATATAGAGACTGCTAAGGCTCATCTGCCTACGTATGATGTAGATGATCAAAGGCTTATGACAAAATGGGTAAGGAACCTTGAGAAACAACCGAAGAACAATCCGTTATTCACTACAGTAACCAGTGCATTTCGTAGAGATGCGCTCAGAAACAGTGGACCTTCTGAGGGGCCATCCGGTAAGGGTGCAATGCTACCTCCTTCAGACCTCCCTCCTGTCTCTGGCGGCGAAGGCACTACGGGTGGTCCTTCAGATAAATCTAAGGGGTATGTCAGACCCCCTCCTATTCCTGGCGGTAGTATAACAGCAGAAGAAAAGCAGATGGTTACTACTAGGCTGAACAGGCTTATAAAAGAGTGGAGCGCACCAGATGGTAGAGTGAAAGAGATGTATGGAGGTAAGTGGGATATAGAATCATGGGCAAGACGAGTGCTTATGAAGGATCTTGATGCGAATGTGATGAATGTTAAAGATATTGCTGTGCTTGAGACTGCATTCGAGAGATTAAAGACAGGGATAACTCGTAGAGAGAGGATGGGTAAGGGTGTGGTGTGGAAGGTTGCGAAGAAGTTGTTCCCGTCAACAGGAGCTACTGCCGATGACGCTGAGTCAGGGCAGATGGCTAAGGATGTCGAGCATCAGGAGTTTGTTAGGCAGAATTGGGAGACTGTATACGCCAGAGATATAAATAATGTCTCTACTAATCTTGATAAGCTTTATAAGATGCTTGGCTATTCCACTAAAGCTAATAAGGCAGCTACAGAACTTGGTGTTCTCGAGGAAAAACAGAGTGTTTTGGCTAAGAAAATACAGAATAAAGAAAGAGCTCACAGGCTTCGTGGTACTAATCCTGCCAAGGATCAGGCTCTTAAGGAATTGATGGCGAAGAAGACTAAGGCTGATGATACTCTCTTGGCTTTTACTGAAGGTGAAAGTCCTGGGGGGATAAAGAACGCTGATGTAAACAATGTCAATCACGCTGTAGTGGCACTTGTAGAATCTATCCAAGAGATGAAGGGGGATACTATAGTATGGAATCCTAAGAGGCAGGATGTAGTAGATAGTATTCTTGGGAATAGAAAGATGGGTACAAAGGGTGTCTTCTCGCACGCAGAGTTTGAGCTAGTCGAATCCACAAAGTCAGTACATAAGTTCTTTAAGAGTCTGTATCCTGTAGTTGAAAAGGGATTCAAGGATTATAAAGAGCTGATGGGAATACGATTTGATCAAACAGAAGTAACCACTACTGTCGATGATATGATGAAACAGTTCTTATTGGGATCAGTAGACGGGTACTTTCCTAAGTTCAATAGTAATTTCCTTCATGATGCCGCTTGGATATCTGATTTTGTAGGCTCGACTACTGACATGGGATATCTGGATATTATAAAAGGTACTGCTCTTGATTTTACTGGCGGTAAGGGAACGCAGAATATCGTGCATAGAGTCGGGAGCGAAGAATACAGCAAGAATCCTCTTATGGTGATGACAAGGTATGCTAATAATGCGGTGATGTTTGCTTATAAGAATGCTCTTGAACTTCAATTTACTAAGACTATTGGTAGGTTAAATACTAGGATCTTTAATGATCCTGATTTTAATCATAAGAAATTCGAGAAGCAGACTAAGAATATGATACAGTATATAGAGGATCTACGAAAGACTACTGTATCTATGGATGAGGGTAGTGAATTTCTCAATAAGGCTTCAAGATATATACGTGGGATAGAGTTGGTATCAAAGCTTGGGTTCAGGCTTAGTACTCCTATGCGTAACATTACTCAGATAGCTGCTGGTATGGCTGCTACTGGTGTAAGAGATACTATCACGGCTCTTAAGTGGGCAAAGACGCAGGAAGGGCAGGATTTTCTAGGGGAGGTTATTGCTAAGGGTGGAGTAGGAGACATTGAATCTCTTACTACAAGTCAGAAGATGCAGTCTATGTATACCGGAGAGAATCCTTTCGGTGATAAGATCGATCGTACTTTTAATAAGCTCATTAGCAAGATGCTTATTCCTCTGCAGAAGATGCCGATTGTCGGAGAGCATGATGCCAGGACGATGCTTAGAACTGTTGTGCTTCATAATGTCTATAAGCAGATGAATGGAGATCCTTATTGGAATTATGTGTTTGAGACTAGGCAATTCAGTCCCAGGATGCTAAAGGCATACCCAGAGTTGGAACAGTTTATAGATATAGGTGCAGATGGGAAGATGCAGAATGAGGGAGAGTGGGGTAAGGTCTGGAAGCAACAGATGTTTAATTTTATGAGGTATCAGGGTGAGCATCTGGCTTCTGAAGTAATCAGTAATATTCATTTTGGATATAGCATGGGGTCAAGAGCAGAAGCCTTACGTACACCTATTGGTGCGATGATGCTGCAGCTTAAACACTTCTCGATGAAGAACGCTGAGATGTGGATAAGATTTGTGGATGATGCTAGGTCTAGGTATAAAGTCAGTAAGAAGGACGGTATCAATGAGGGCTGGGGTACGTTCTTGAAGTCTCGAGAAGGCAAGGCGATGGCTGAGTTAGGACTATTCACGGCTTTGACTCAGGGGATGAAATTCATAGTGCCGTTTGGAGTGGGATGGATGTTCAGACCTGATTTTGCAGAGCTTATATCTCATGGGTCTGATGCTATTCAAGCCTTTGCTGCTGATGATCAGAAAGCTATTGATAAGACGTTCTACAAGAAGGGTATCCCACAGTTGCTTGCTGGTCCTGTTCTTGGTGATGCGACACTATTCTTAAATATCTTGTTTGCTAATCAAATAGGAGATCCTAGTAATTTTACTAAGATGGTAGCAGGGTTTAGAGATTATCAAGATATAGATGATGCAGAGATGTTTCATAAGTTTGCTCGAATGATCGGGCCGGCTGCTGTAGCTGATGCTGCATATTATGATATGCCAGAAGCCATTGAGAGTAAGGGCCGGTCTATTCCCGCAAGTCTCCTTTCTCAGTTAGGATTTAGGTATAGGTCAGATGAGGGATCTGTATCAGAGAAAATCGGAGAGGGATTGATGGGACAGTACGATAAGATAAAGAGAAAGAAAAAAGGAATCAGTATAAATCGACCGATTATATAACGGGGTGTGAAGATGGGTATTAAATTTCCAGAGGATACTAACAGATTTATTCTCTCGCCTAATTTTAAAGCGAAGGAGTTTGAATGTAAGTGTGGATGTAGAAAATTGATTATAAATCCACGTTTACTAACTGCGCTGGAACGTACCAGGGGAAGACTTACAGAGAAAATTGGTGAGGAATTTCCGATAACTATTTCGAGTGGTGTCAGATGTGTTGAAGGACAGAAAGCTATCTATCAACAGATAAACAGAAATCGTAGGCTTATGGGGCTCAGAGAACTACGGATGCCAAAGGTAGGTTATCATGTTCTAGGAGTGGCTATTGATACTCTCTCTATCATAGCGCCAGAAGATGAGCATAAACGAGAGCAATGGATTGATGCCTTATATTCTGATGGTTGGAAGGGTATAGGCATACAGCATCAGAGATCAAATATGGAAAATGAGGTGATCCAGATCGGATTTACTCATCTTGACGTAAGAATGGGGGCTCTTGCGCTTTGGTATTATGGTGGGGGGCGATAATGAATGAGACTACTTGGATCAAAGAGATGCTGCAATATGCACCAGCATGGCTCATCGCTGCATACTTTGGATACAAGATATTAGTAAGAGCGATTGATGTCTGGAAGATGAAGAAACTAGAGAAACAAGGAATCAAACTGAATGGAGATAGAAAATATAAACAAAGTGATCTTAGAATTTTATCGGAAGCAGTTGCAGAAACTAATAAGGAACTGAAAGCCATGACAGTATACTTTACAAAGCGACAGGATGATATTAAGGATCAGACAGAGATTTGTCTTAATGGTATCAAGAATGAGATTCATGATCAGATAGATGAACAGACCAAGACTCTTGCAGAAAAGCATGATACAGGAAATAATCTATTGTCTCGAATGCTTGGTAAGTTAGATACAATGGTAGTGTTTATGTCTAAATGAAAAAGCTAAGGGGGCCGAAGCCCCCTCATGTTTTAGTAGTCTGGCAGACTGATTGGTTCATTGGTGTAATAACTTGCCATAGTATACTCAGCAATAAGGTTATCATCTGCTTTCTCGAGCTTACTTCTAAGTGCTAAAGCCTTTCCTCTTGTGGTGCAGATAGCCACTGGTCTATTACAATTAAATATTATGTGAATACGATTCAATACATACTTCTTTCTTTCTGGTGTCATGATGCCACAAGGGGAGTTTGAGTGAAGAGAGTATTTGGTGTTAATACTATTCTTTCATCTGTTAGCATATCTATTGTGACTTCAATGATTCTAGGACGATACACAAGTACTTTAGATCCTTTTTTCTTAGGTTTTAATTTCCATCCTATTACCAAGATCCTATGATTAGGTAAAGATAGCCATAGTGCAGCCAATGCAGCGACATCAGATTCATCACATATCTTTCGCTTACGGTTAGACATGTTGCTATCACTAGTACACTGTACTCCTACCATTTCTACACCGGGGAGAATACCTACAATATCAATAAATCTGTACAGATCTCTTCGTATACCACCGGCAGGATGTTTGGGTATGTTTATCCAGTGTTCTGTTTTGTCAGAAATGTATCCATGACTACGCATGAACTCTAATGTATGTACAGTCATTGATTTCTTTCCTGGCATGATGCTCCTTAAAAAGTAGAGAGTGCCGGAGTCGCAAATGCTAGAGATTTGCCTGAATCGGCAAAGGTAGGAGTGAATCCAGCACTCTCCGAGGTTTTATGGGTCTGAGTAGTATCGAACTACTGCACACATGCTTATGAGACATGCGCTCTACCACTGAGCTACAGACCCGTAGCTTTACTGAACTGTAGATTCTACAACAACTCTACGCTGTCTGAGAATAACTTTCTCGTCAAGCATCTGTTCTGCGGCAGCAGTATGCTTGGATATACTGAAGAGATCGAAGTCTTTATACATTCTGGTAAAGGCGCCCAGGATGGTATAGAGACTTGTCTGCCCATCAGTCAGCCTTCTTTCTTCCTGATATGCCTCCAATATCTGCCGTAGTTTGGAAGCAGCATAGACTTTACGCTCAAACCCTTCAATAATAAGGGACATAGCTTCATCAGGTGATATTTCCATCGTCTGTAGAGCTCTGTGCCAGTTAGAGAGGTGTTCTGCTTTGCGTATGATCTTGATAATAGCGGTCATTGTGAGCTGTCGTAGCTCTCTGTCACCTAACCCTACCGTATGCTTCCTCAAGGCCACAAAATCGCCGCTAAACAGCATATTTGAGCATACTGTGACTATGGTGCCGGCGCAGATACCATAGCTCATAGAGCCATCGTAGCTGTTCCTCATACCCAGCATCATCTTATGGCCGTTACCATTCTCAGATTCCAGCTCCCATTTACCAAAGAATCTCTTACCAATAAGAGGTTCAGGTTCAGGATTATCATCAGTTGCTCGAGGCTGAGTGCGACTGAGCTCATATCTCTCATTGGTAAACTTGAGACTAGCTTCATCGGCTATCTCAGCAAGCAGATCTACCATCTCATCATGTCCGATAGGACGATAGGTATCAGTAGCTTCGGGCTTGGTAATAGTAGCTAGATGATCTCTATCTACTACGAGCGATCGAGGATATTCTTTGATTATCATAATTAAGCCTTCACTGTTTTAAGTTGAATAAAGCGATTTCTTGTTCTTATTACTTTTAGCTCTCCTGCATATTTATCAGGAAACATTTCAATATGTTCTACTTTACGTCCTAATCTGTCTGTTAGGTTTAGGGTTATGTTAATAACTCCTAACTCTGTTTCAACATGAATAATCTTTGTTGATTTTTTAGGAATTACACTCATCATGTTATTCATACTTCGAGCCCACTTATTCATCACTCGAATACTCCTTCTCCAATTTCAATGACTGAATGAATGAGGGTTAAACAAACCTCTGTATCCAGATAGTCTATCTTGCTAGACTCATCTAGTAATACTTTAGCTAAGGCTTTACTATATTGTATCTGCCCTGCTAGCTTTACTAATTTTTCGTAGTGTCCTTGTGCTACTTCCGTATTACTGGACATTTATTGACACTCCCTCGCTGGATAAATCCAAACCAACCTTCTTGACCTGTCATCATTCGTAGTGTATACAATGAATCGACTTGTACTATTACATTGAGAGAGTCGTAACTGAATGCGATTCCTCGTCCTTCTTCTACATGACCTAGACACATGAAGTAGACTGGTCCTTCTGCTGCTGAAGTATCATCTTCAGTTATAGTAAAGCCTACTACTTCATATATTTTATAAGGATCACACACTACATGAACTTCAACACTATCTCCTGGGCTACCACTTGCAAATATTGTATCAGCATCCTCCCTGCTTCTAACTATGAACATTATTCCTATAGCATCTTTATCCAACGGGACTTGACTATTTATCAGAATGCCGGCGATTGATAGAAATGTCACGAGGCTCTTTATAAACATGAAATATTGTCCTTCCGTGTTCTATGCCTGTTAGTATTACCACACCAAGAATAAAGCCAGTCATTAAAGGATGGTTGTCTACCTTGGTAGTAAATAGATCTAAATACAAAGCACAGATACCTAGGATTATTACAATGCTCCTGAGCATATCCATCAAAGCTCCTTTGTGTTGAGCATTCTGATTATGTGGATGATATGTTTGCATGGTTCTTTTCTAAATCTGAAGTGAGGACATTCACACTTAAAGTTACCATCATCATCCATACCTACTATATACATCTTGTCTGCTTCTGCACTCGACTCTACCTCCCAGCGCCGATACCATTTGCTAGGGGTCTTTAACTCTACTGAAGGTTTGGCTATCATAAAATATCCTGCGGGTATAAGACAAGAATTGGACCTTCGTAGACATCTATCGATAAAGGATCGCATTCTATATCCTCTGCTGTTCCGTGAAGGGGCATATTATCCATTGGTGACATCGTATTTCCTTCAGCATCACTACTTAGAATTACAATCGCTTCATCATCAGCAGTACTTAGAATCTTTTCAAGATCCTTTACTTTCAAATAATTACTCATGTTTTACTACTCCTTTAGAGGTAAAATTATCTGAGCCTAAATCTTTAAGCTCGCAGAATCTTGGTTCGTGGAACAAGTGAAACATACCTAGAGGACCGTACTTGTTTTTAGCAATCTCTACTCTAAGTCTAGCAACATCTTCTGGTGCTCCTGTTGTGTTATAGTGGTAATATAAAAGCAGTGCCAACTCAGCAAGTTCTTCAAGCTCTCCTGACTCCTTAAGATCGTGTAAAGAAGGTAAAGGCTTTTCTCCTGGTCTGAAGGTCTTGAGTCGGCTGATCTGTGATACAAGTAAAAGAGCTGCATCGAGATCAATAGCCAGCTCCTTAAGGAATCTTGCGTGGTTGCCGATTTCAATTCTTCTGTATTGAGCACTAGTCTTCATCTCCTGTACATAATCTAGGATTATAATATCAGGCTTAAATATTCTTACTGCTCTTTCTATCTTATGACATTCTTTCATTCCATGCGTATAATCCATAACAGAGAATTGTCCTTCATAATCGTTATAGAATTTGGAACATGAAGCAAAGAATCTTTCAAGATCCTGCTTAGTAAGAGCATGTCTACGGAGTCCAGATGAATTTATCCGACCTATCTTAGAGATAAGTTTTCGGATATACATATCAGCAGTTACTTCAAGAGAAAGCACTTGTACTTTATATCCTGCTTCAAGCCAATATGGTATTCGATCGGCACAGAACGTAGTCTTTAACATAGACGGCCTAGCTGCTATTATCGTGGGTTCACGCCTGATTATACCTCCTATCAACTCGTCTAATCTAGTATGTCCTGTAGGAATCAAATCAGCCTTGTTAGCCACTCTTTCTTGCGTTTGCTGGATGATAGCCTTAAGACTGGTATCAATTGGCCTAGACATGGTTGAGAGCTCTTTAAAGTGTACTCCTGCATCATCTATGGCCTCGTCTAATTCCTTTTCGTCACACTGATGTTTTACCAACTCCTGAATATTCTTTGTATCACTAATAATCTGCCGGCGATAATACATACGTCTTACTATTAAGGCATATTCTCTAACATTAGCAGCAGTAGGGACGCCGTCAGTAAACTCAGTGATATATTTAGGGGTGATCTCTTTAATATCTTCTATTGAGAACGCAGTTTTAAGATGATCAAAGAGAGTAACAACATCCATAACCTTACCATCAATCCTCATCTCGAGTAAGGCTGTAAACATTATGATGTGACGAGCTGAAGTAAACATGTCAGGTTCAAGCAAGCCTCTAACATTATCAATAGCTTCAGGCTTGAGTATTATTCCACCAATGACCGCAATTTCTGCGAGCCTATCACGGGGATATCGCTCTCCTGGCATTTGTCCCTCGCTTTCTCTTCTTCGTCCATCATCCAACATAGGATCCTTGTGTTACCACGATAGTGTTCAATCTCATTCCTCCATTTACCTATCGCCATACGTAGAGCATCAGTAGATATGTACTTGACTTTCTTTGCCAGTTCATAGGCATCCATGACTGTCATGTGTTCATTCATCATGCCTATAATCTCACCATAGAGTAGGCTCTTCTCTTCTGGCATAGATTGTCTGATCTTCTTTATATGTGCTGAGAGTGCAGCAGTGATAAAGGTACTACAATGAGGGCAACGAAAGTCTTTCACAATCTTACCTCATCTCTTTATCAGTCATCTTTCTTGAATAAGGAAATCCACGAGGCCGAAATTTATCTGGCTTACAGATATGAGATTCATCTGGATCGACTTCAAGAAGAGTAATCGGGCATACTTGAATATATCCCATCTGATTGCCTGTCCATCCGATAAAATAAATACACCATCGACATTTAATTATCACCTCATTCATCCTCTTTCCATTTATCAGGGTCAATATTAAATGTAAGTATAGAAGTATTATCTTCAGTTCTTGCAAGTAATGTTGTACCTATTTTAACAAATGGTGGAATCATGACGTTCATACTAGCTGCTCCAAAAGCAGGCTCAAGCCTGATCTTGAGAATTTTTCCTGGCATTTCAGGATGTGAATCTCCGATGGTCTTAAAGATTTGTTTTCCTTTAAGAAGATTTCTAAGATCAAGTCCACTAATCCTTACGAGACATGGAGTGCAACCTGCTGATACATACTTGATCATTAAGGGTCTCCTATAGTGTCAGGGTAAACTGGAACTGGTGGCCCAGAAAAGAATAGCTTGTCGTTCACTTGATCTGCTGTCTGCCGTAGATACTCAATGTCCTTTGCTATAAGATCTCTTTCTCTTTTAGCATTGAGTCTGTCAAAAGTCTGAGTGTTCTTGATGTTCCACAAGAACCCAAGACAGGTCAATAACAAGACTATGGTAACAATCTGAGCAATGAGTTTCTTATAGCTAGATTCTTCTGGCATTAGAATAGTTCTCCTTGTGGTCCGGTCGGTCCTGTATAGAGTTTCCAATACAAAGGATGTCCTTCCCAGTATGGATTACCAGCGCGATAGATATCTCCTTTCACATGTCTAAAGTTCCAGGTTCCGGGGCAGTAGCCTTCTCTTTTTTTCTTGATGTTGGGTTCACCATTCTCGTCGATGCTGTGTTCTTCATACGCTATTAGCAATGGTAGCCATATAGGGCCATATCTACCTGGCCTGCCTCTGACGAACTCGAGTCCAGTATAACATTCTTTCTCTGGTTGTTGAGACTGATCCCATAATCGTAGTATCTTGAGACACTGTACCTTCTCTCCATGTGCAGGATAAAGGATATCTCCTGGTACTAGTTTACTTGTGTCAAGGCTCGACATCTTTAGCTTTCATTGGTTCGGTTTCGGTCAGGAGCCGGGTGAGGGCGGCATCTGCTTCTTTTATAAACTCTGCCGTGTCAAATATACTCGGATACCGCACAAACGCCTTACTAGATTCACGCATCTCATCCCGCACCTTCTCCACGCCTGAGCGGAGGAAGGTATACTTGGCTATGAGCGTGATATAGCGCACCTCACGGTCTTCGGGGCTGCGACGCTTTAGCTTTATTACGTTCTCCGCCTCTGCGCTGCGGCGGTTCCAGATAGCTATGTTCTTGTCTGTTATTTCCCAATAGCATCCAGATAACGGGCAATCATCAGTACCGGGATGCACATAATGCGTCATTATCTTGCCACCGGTTTTGAGCCATTCCCTTCCACATATCGGACACGGCTTCAGTTCAGTCTCGGTCATGATCGGCCTCCAATCCCATTGTTATCTGGTTTGGGTCTATTTTAGGGTGTAGATGTTGATCTAGTATAGGCTTCATCTGACAACCACCCTTATCGTTAATAAGTATGTTCATGGCCTCACGGAGCTTTTTGTTCCCGGCTTTCATCTGATCATAATTATAAAGTCCTTGAACAAGTAATATAGGGCAAGGTGCATCATCCGGTAAGTAGCACTCCATACACTGTTCATCTAGTATCATGCCCTCTGAACTATTTGAGAAATAGGCCATCACCCGGCCTCCTATTCTTTCTGTGGCGGGTGCGGTAGCGGTTGCCAGTGGGTTATTAATCGTTGTGTATCTGGCGTCTGTATACAATCACCCATAATAAGCCATTCACTATCACCATCCCACATAGCAACGGCATGTGTTTCGATTCCTCCGCCACTCCACTCGGTTTCAATCCATACCAGATATGATACATCGTCAGTCTCCGGCAACCTGTCCTCGACCCTGATCCAATCGGTATCAGTCATCGTCGGCCTCCATATGCTTTTTATATTGTTCTATCGTATCTTGACAGCTTCCACAGAGAGGGCCGAACTCATCTATATAATCATCTTTATCGCCATAAGATGCGTTTGTGCCACATACGCAACAATCAACCCATTTCTCAGTCATCGTCGGCCTCCTGTATATCTCGGAAATATTTACTCGCCATAATTCCTGCGCGTTTCATACTTGCTTGATGATTGTTACTAAATCTTCGAAGATTGAACCAGTTGGATAGCAGCCGATCAATTAGGGCCATCATCTCCTTTTGGTTCTCAAACCGCCTGTTATCGGTATGTGATTCGCCTACTGGCTCGATAGGACCAATCAGCTTCTTAACTACTTCATATACGTTTATCCTACTCATCATTCACCCTCCTGAATATCTCGGCGTTACGGTCGTTTCGTTCCTGATTCTGCCTGATCAGTTTCGCAATCAGGTTGTTCTGCCAATCGAGCTGTGCGGATATGGCTTTATGGCTTCGAGGGCGTCCATATGTTGTGAGTGTTCAGACCACCCATTATGGTGCGGCATTTGTTGCCATCGCTCCGGCTTCTGTTTCTGCTTATTCATGGTCGGCTCCAAGGGCGTTTTCAATTCGTTCTGTCAGGTCGGGCTGCATCATAGTCATATTATCCCAATCAATTGCTTCCCTAAGCAGCCCCCTAAACCGTTCATTCTCGGCCTTGAGTGCAGTGGCGGATTCGCCAAGCGTCATCGGCTTATCAACGCCAGAAATCCCGATGATATCGTGAGCATGTTCTATTTCGATCTTCAATGATTGAGTAGGCCTGAGACATAGACCGTCTAAGTCTAGCTCATCATTGGCTATCATCTGATTGATAGTTAACAAGGCTGCTATAAAACTAGGAAAGTTGTAAGTCTCATCAGGATCAAGCCACTCTTTAGTCTTAGCATCTCGAGTAGTCATGCCCATTGTCCAACAGTCAATAACATACTGATCTACATTGTCTATCTGCTGAAGACTAAGCTCAACATGCTGATATGTATAATCCATATTATTCTTTGCCTTTCTGATAGCGACCATGTTCATCTATCATATCTGATGCTGAATCTACTAAACGACTTAGTAAATCAGTAACTTCTTCTTCTTGAAACATAGCGGCTGGTATACGCCCACCAAAATCCTCTATTTCACTGACTGTCATAGTGATAGTGACATCTACTTCTTCATCTTCTCGTCTGTTACCTGGGATCATACCTGGGCTCACTCCTGGCGGTAGATCCCACCCAAAGTTAGGCGGTCTATATGAAGGATCATCCTTAAGACTCATCTAAAAGTCCTTCCGTTCTTAATTGTTCGATAGTTTCAAGAATAATGTGAATATCTGCCTGTGTCCATTTACGAGCATTAAAATCTAATCGATTTCTAGCTTCTTCCATAATTTCTAGTTTACGTTGATCTTTTTTTTTAAGTGGCATCAGCAGGACCATCTCTTTCTTCATCATGAATATCACCAGTAGGCAACATCTTTCCTCGAGTGTTGAGCTGGTAGTGAACAGCTTGTCTGATTGCTAGTACTGCTGCTTGACATGCTACTTGAAGAGCTGGACCTACATTGAGATGGTTAGGAGCATCATCTTTAGTCCAGGTATCATTGTTTACTGTAAAATCAGTGATTCTTTCCTGTCCTGAAAATAATCCTAAAGTAGCTCTTATACTTCCATCAACAGTATAACTAAAGGATATGACTTCAGCGTGGTCTATCCTGATATCAATCTCGTTGCCTTTTACTATCATCGTTTCCTTTCATTAATAAATAAGGGGTTGCGCTTCTATAGTACGTTTATCGAGTACTATGCTTAAGCCTAACAACCCCTCATTTTCATGCTACTCAGGCATGATTAATCAAATACTTCATCTTTCTCATCGTCAAGCGGGAACTCTAAATCTTTTTCTTCAGTAGGTGGAGCTTCGTAAGTTTCTCCTTCATCGTCCTTACCATCCCACTCGTCCCACTGATTAATCTGATTGCGTACCTTACCCTTATACTCATCATGATAAATCTTAGCCTTTACTGGCTTTGATTCATAACTAGCAGGGTCAGGATCGGGCAGAGCAGGTATCTGTGCTCCTGTCTGTGGGTCTGTCATCATCTCATCAGGAATCTGTAATGCTTTTAGAAACATTTCATATCCCCAATTACTGCCTCCACCTTTAGTATCGTCATAGATAAAGACATTGGTGTACACAAGTTGTTTATATCCGACACCATCAGGAACGCAGATTTGGAATTTTACAGTCATCATAATCGATGGACCCTTTTTTGTATTTTTATCTACTAGGACAGGGATGCCAAAGATATGTCCGTTATGCCATCCTTCAGTAAGAAGGGGAGCTGGAGGATCTTTTGGAATTGGGCTCATACGTTACTCCTTCACGCTGTTTCAGGTACTTTCATTCCTTCAAAAATCTTTTTCAGGTAGAAGTACCTTGTTCTAAGTCCTTCGATTGTTTTAGCTTTAGCTAAATAATCGACTGCTTTCATACTGCCTCCTGATGTGTATGTATCAACAACAGCACCAAATTCTCTTTTTAAGTTTTCTGCGTAATCTTCTACCAATTGTCTTGTTAAAGGTTCTGTATCACCATACTTGTATACATCGTTAGCTATCTTCACGTCAGATAGAAGCTTCTTCTTGGCATCAGTCACACAACCTTTAGCAGCCATGTCATATCCATTAGCAGTCTGTCTTACTGCTGTAGTACCCGTAGCTGCTGTTGTGAATACATGTTGCCCAAATAGATATACTTCCATCTCCATGTAGCACATAAAATGAGCAACGATTTTACCTGATGCTGGTGCTAGAGTAGGTGGTACTTTAGTCAAAAACTTGAAGTCAGGAGAGATATGCCGGCGCATAGTCTCCATCATATAGCCGAGCTTCACATAGGTCAGCTTTTTTCCTTTATATTCCTCTTTATCAGAGAGTAGACGTTCATAGAGTACGTTAGGTGGAGTAGGCATTGCTGCTACTGCGCTCATACGGGCGTTAAGCTCTTCCGCAGCAGCTTGCCTTAGTACAGCCTTAGTAATCTCTGTTTGAACAAGCTCATGCCCCGATGTCATCAAAGCAATAAGCTTGTCTTCTACTGCTTTTGGTATAAGATCAGTTATCATTATTCTCCTTTTTTTTGTTCATTATATAATCATATACTAGATCAAATGATTCGCAGGTTTCTCTCTTCTTATCATAACAATCATTACAAGTCATGTATCCCACACAGCGATTTTCTTTCCAGCTTTCCTTTAGTGAAAGAATAAGATCAAGTACATCATTCTCTAGCATTATTCATCTTTTCCTGGGAAACAAAGATGATAGTATTCACATTTTTTATCTTTTCCTGGGAAACAAAGATGATAGTATTCACATTTTTTCTTACCCTTAGCCCACATACATTCCCATTTCTCAATAGGAACGGGTATAGGTAATACCTCTAAATTATTCCAATCATCTAATGCTTCCCATACTTTTGTCCAATAATTAATCACAAACGGCATCCACTTGTTTTCTTCTACTTCAGCCCACATCAATTCAGCAGTGCTTTTATTGTAGTAACAGATAGCAGGATTAGCCCTGATATTAGGATTAAAGGCGATAATAGCAGGCAAACTAAGCCTATAACACATAGCCTGACTGCATTCTTTAATCCCTGAATCAAGGACAAATACCATCTTGTGCCGATCAGTCTCATTCTCTATAACACTACCTTTCTTAAGCATCTTCCAACGTGTTTCACCTACTGACTTGATTTCAGTAAGAATTATCTCTCCATTAGAATCTTGTAAATCAGTCCATTTTTGCAATAGACAGTCAGCAGTACCATATACATCGAGCAAGAGATCAGCTTCTTGTCCAAGATCTAGATGTGTTTGAAGTAAAGATTCAATAATCTCTTTAGATGAAACAGAATCGCCAGCTACTATTAACCCTTGTTCATCCCATTCTAGCTGTAATTGAGTATGAATCTTTTTACCAAGGTGCATGAGTCCTTGAAACTCAGGATCTTCTGCTTTAAGTATTCTTGCTCGTTCATATTCAGGGAACAGACATTTGGTATAATCATAGTCTACTAAAGACGCAGCACTTTTACCGTTAAGATAATTTGCTATTACCTTACGTATACAATGACCAGTAGAAGACGCATGAAATATGTCATAACGTCTATCAAGATCGTCTGCTGTTATTTCTCGAGATAGACAATAATCATGAGACTTCTGTGCTTCTAGTAATACAGAATCAATCAATGATATTCTCCTTTGCTGGGAATCTTTGAGAGTAGAGAGCTGTAATCAAGATGTCAAGTGCGTTCTTGAGATAATTCTTCTTCCTGTTCAAGTATATATCTCTCAACCATTTGCATGATATCAGAAGCTGGACAAACTAGTTCATTCTTCTTGGCTGCTACTACTATTTTTCTCCAATCTGACAAAGTATCCAAACTAGCTCTATTTGTTGCTTCGTTTATAGCTACAATCCAAGGCTCTCTGCCTACTCTTGGCAAAATACATACAGCTATATTCTCAAGAAGAATATTCTTAAATTGTCCAATAACTTTAAGAGTATCTTCCATTTCTTCATATGGAATAGCTGTAATCGTATCACCTGTAATCATAAACCTTAGTGCTCTTAAACCTTTTATTCCTCCAGCCATTATTTCTCCTTTTCAAGACGTTCTATTTGTCCAGCAAATACATCATTTATCCATCTTTCTTGTAAGTAGAGTATAACCATTACACCAATTCCACCACTGGCACTTATCCTCAAGACAAAGACAATATTCTGAAGCATCTGCGTTTGTTGCTGGCATAATGTGTTTAAAGTTACTAGTGATCCTAAAAGATATTACAAAAAGAGGACATATCTTTCTCATGTTGCTATCACCGTTATCTGCTCACCGGCTACCTTAAGTAAATCAATCGCATACGAGAACTCTCTGCCTGGGCGTAATGTCTCGAGTATGCGCCTTGATTTGACAGGATGCTCAAATTCAACACCTGTAATCTCTCCCTCTGTGACTCTGAGCTTCACAACGATAGTTCCACCGCCGTTAATAGTCCATATCTTCTCAGTACTGCCTTTGAGTAGCTTTCTGATGGTATCTCTCAGCTGTCGGCTACGGGAGAGCTTAAGAGCTGCCCAGAGATGATAAATCACGCTTGATTCTCTTCTGTTCATTGTTCTATCCTTTCATAAATAAAAGAGTGCCAATAATTAAAGACTTCCAGAGACTTAAGTTCAGTAATTACCAGCACTCTTTACTTCGTTGCCACCACCAGATATGTAATACTCACATTACATGAGCCGGTTCATGTCAATCCTCCTTTTGCTTAAGTTTTTCCTCAATATATGTTCCTGTTGTGAGCAGAGTGCCAGTAGGGAACACATATTGCAAGCACTGAAGCTTTAATCCTGATGTTAAACGTGGTATGATGGCTTTAATTGTAGTTCCGATCGTTGATGATATTGTTGTTGAAACGGGAGTACGTCTACCTTCACGCCAACATTCTATGATGAATCCATTTTCGACTATCTTGATTATTAAGTACATGTTATCTCCTTAAAAGAAAAAGGGATAGTCACACTTAACTCCTAAAGGTCCTTGTGGACTCTGGTTAAGCAATAGCCATACTATCCCTTTCGCTTCGCTTAAAAGAATAAAGACAGGCTTCAGTATGAAATACCAAGCAACAATCTGAAGTGGACCTCTAATTAGACAGAGAAGGCGCCTCTAGCTGGCTAACATAGCAGATCTGTTACTATGTTTCAACCCTGACTTGGTTTTGCTTATTAAGGTCCAGGTTCCTGCCTAAAAGGATGTAAGTACGGATCTAGCAATAATGGCTACGTCAGCTGCTTTTAGAGACTGTTACCAGCTCTACAGCCTAGGATCACTGACTCACCGGAACATCCTTTATAACTTTATGATTCATATTCGTTTGATCTTGAACCGAAAGACATCTCCCCATTCGACTTCACAGTTATTTCTGGCTGCTCGAGCTTCTATTATCGTTGGGTATGTACCATAACTCTCCCAAGATGATTTTGTGGGCTTTGTCTTTTCTCTTCCTACTACTTTAAACTTCTCTATCATGATACCTGCTTCCGCTGCACTTTGTACATCAGCTTGCGTAGAAATCGGGCTCTTAGATGACTGTAGGCGTTAAGTCTGTAATGAAACAGATGACGATACATGAAGAATCTTACTCTCATAGAAGTGAAAGGCCATCTTGCTATAAGTATGTATTCAGTGTTCGTCTTGGGGTCAAGGGTCCAGATAAGATTGTTATTCATGTTCTATTACTATTCCTTCCTCATCATCTTCTTCCATAAGCGACTGATGCCTAATACTATCAGACAGAATAGAAAGACTACGACTGTTGCCATCAGGATAGCTACTCCTATCATATTTATTGTCTCCAATCTATGTAAAGAAAAGGCAAGAGAATGGGCTTTTACACGGATATGTTTTCAAAGAGTAGTCTATCCCGCCTAGAACAATGACTTGCTCTGATTACTTCACCGCAACCATTCCCTTGTTAAATACTTTGTCAGTAGGTGAACCAGTGCGTAGACCGCTGTACTAGGGATAACGCATACCCTTGACATACACGGATTCCTGGTTCTTCAGTCATTTCCTACCTACTCACCTACTGAATAATTGTTAAGTACATTGTTGGTTAGATAAAAGGGGGAAGACTGAATCCTCCCCCATATCACTCGAGAACTACTAGATGATAGTAGGCTCAAGGTCGTTGGTCTTCTCGAACATCAGGATGCCTCTGTTCTGATAGATGTTGCTACCATCAGAGTAAGAACGGAGTATATCCTGAGTAGCGGTAGCTTCGTCGTCTTCTACCTTGACTACGTTGAACATCTCACCCTTCTTGGAAGTGAGTATTCCCGGAGTGAAGGAGATACTACGGAGAATGGTCTTCTTCTCGCCAGAAGCCTTGAAGCCAGCACCATTGGTCTTGTTCTCGTCGCACATAATTACACCTCCCACGATAGTTAGTGTTAGAATAAGTAATATATCACTCTCCCCATTCATCGAGCATACATGCAAACTCATACTCGGTATACTCGTCATCATAGTTAGCGTAGTAGTCGTTGTACATATCAGTGATGTGTCCTTGTGTTGGGTGACCAGTGAGGTTCAAGAAGAGTAGACGATACTGACGCTTGATGTTACTTATGAGTCTGTACATGATTGTCTCCTTACCAGAGTGTGCTAGAACGTTGAGAATCTAACCTCAATACCTATAGGGGTAACCCCCCGAAGGGGGGTCCCATATATATATATCTTACCTACTCACGGTGTACGGTATGATTTCACAGATAGAATTATTATATATTCTATTATTTTATAATTATGATATATATAGGTTTATAGAGTATTATAATTATTTAGATATATATTGCTTGACAGGGTATATAAAGAGATGGTCTATAGGAGATATCTATATATAGAGAGAGAGAGAGAGAGAGAAGGAGAAGAATATGAGATTGAGAGAATTGGTCGATCTATCTGACACGGTATATGAGATTCCTACAGGATCCAATGGTGTTCATGCATCTACGCTATTCAGTTATCAGATGCTCGAGAAGGTTAAGGACTGGCTTAGGGCGGGCATGTCGGGAGAGTTGGTGCTATCATTAGCTTCAGAGCTCAAAGAGCTGCGAGATACCTTAGAGTATAAGAAGGAGAGGGGGGAGTTGTGACGGATTTTGAGGATTTCAGGGAGTTTACGAAAGTTATATACGAGGATCAGTTTCAGCCTCCGACATTCTGGCATGATGGATATTTTTATCATCAGCAGGCAGATGGCGATTATAAGCAAGGCGCCTATTACGCAGGGGAGGATTAAGTTGGATGAGTATAAGACAGAGGGGCCAAAGGTTGTGCGAGAGAAGACGGGAAGGATAATCGGTAGCTGGCGTTCTCCGGTATGGCTATTGATTGTGGTCTTTGAAGTGGTAGCGATCGGTCTGCTTCTCAGGAAGTTAATCTAAAGTTTTCCTTGACATAGGGTATTACATGTGACTTATGATGTCTCTCGATGATACGAGAGAAAGCACATAAGGTCGATAGTAAGCGAGTAGCGGAGCTCGAAGAGCTGTATGATCTCCACTTGATAGATTTTCAAACATGGACAGAGAAGACGTTAGAAGCCTATGGGTATGATCCATCGCCAGGGCAGATGATAGAGTATAAGACGGATATCGATCTAGCGGTACGCATCCCTCATAATCATGGTATTGGTAGATTGCAGATAAGGGATGGCTTGATGGGATCGATCATTATGGTTAAAGAAGCCCCTGAGGATAGTGCTGGAGGGCCAACGAGTACGGCGCTTATTCAGAGTCCTTGGGGGCGTTTTATATCCTGGCTGAAGACGATAAGGATAACATGGAAGACCGGATGATTTATGGATTGCCCCCATGTGTTCTTGAGGCTTGGGGTGTCAGGGGATGGCGGGAGAAGTGGGAAGAGTCTTTTGAAAAAGCCTGGGAGAAGCATAAGGTAGAGGTACTGAGGATGCTTAAAGGATCAGTCGATGAACTCTAAAGAGCTGGAAGAGACTATTCAAAGGCTGCTGCTCAGTGGGTATATCCATCTCAGGATAGCTACGAAAACCTGTGGCTTGGGCAAGACTACCTTAGACGGGAAGGTGTGGTTGCCTCAGATTGGTTGGACAGAGATTGAGACATTCAGGCAGGATCTCTGCAAACATATGGCTCAGGATCAGACAGGTGGGATGTTTAAACAGAAAGATGTAGATGCTTGTACGCTTCCGGCAAGTGAGGGCGAAGGCATATACAGCCTTAGCGACCTTCTTCTTGACCTTTACGAACACGAACAGGAGGGACGAGATGTTGACTTCAGGTAGTGATGGCAATGTGGGGGTTGAGGTGCAGCCCAATCTTGTGAATGAGCATGAGCGTCTGCAGCTGTTGCGAAATGGTATGTGTCAGGCACGCAAGAGGCTGGATGCTCTGGCGTGTATCATGTGCGGGCCTTTTCCGAGCAGAGAGTGTCTGGATGTTCCGCAGGAAGAGATTCAGGGAGCCGGACTGGTCGCTCAGGTAAGCGGGACACTAGGTTCTTGTTTTGAGATCTTAAACGAGATCTGTGATGATATTACGAAGCTCGAGGGGGTAATAACAGGATGACCAGAACAGTCGTATTTAAGTGCAATGTCTCTGACTGCGGCAAGATCGATCCTACCTTACAGCCTTCCTGGTATCGGGTGGAGTCGATGAGGGAACCAGTATCCTCAGAGTTCGATAAGCAGCATCTCATAAATCCTAGTCGGCCTGTCTGTCATGTCTGTGATGAGTGCGCTGCCAAGATGGGGCTCGATAAGCTGGGCGGTCCAGATGAGTGAAACGTGGTGGGATACATTTGTGGAGCAAAAGCTATCGGGCCATAATAAATGCGGTACGTGCGGTACTGTCATGATGCCTGATACAGTGAAGCTCAAGCTCTTTTTTGAGTGGCTGCAGAAGAAGGGATGTATAACCCCACCGGAGGATCGAGAGCAGCATACTAAAACTATCAAAGCTCTTCAGGACACACAAGAAGAGCTGCTGAAAGTCAAACGAGAGCGCGACGAACTACAAAAACGAATGATGGAGAATAAAAATGCCTGAGACAGTAAACAATCCCCTGGACGAATACGGTGAGCAGAGCTTGCTTTATATCAAGCCTCATGCCACCTGGATGGGCGTAGAGAACGAGATACGGATGATACTTGAGAGGAATCGATTCTGGATGCTTAAGACTGAGAGGCTGTTGCTCAGGGAAGAGGGAGCTCGTCAGTTTCTACTTGAGATCTTTGGTGTGGCAGACGAAGCAGAAGTCAAGTCGTTCACTGGTTCTGGCGTGATGTTTGTCGTTGCCAAGAAGGATGCTGTTGCGGAGCTAAGAAAGCTCTGTGGGGATGATGATCCTGAATCAGCCAGAATAGGGACTTTACATAAGATGTACGGATACGATCGGCATGATAACGGTGTTTGGGCGCCTACTAACCATAAACAGTTTGCCTCAGCTTTTGGCTTGCTACGAACATGGAACGAGCTGTACATGGCGGCTCTGAAGGGCGGCGGGGAGAAGGGATTTGATGAAGCTGAAAGGTATATGAAGATGATAACGGGGCAGTCAGAGTCCGGTGAGGATGAGGCTGCGGGAGATGAAAAGACTGCCCCAGATGATACCAAGGAGGCTACTGTTGAAAAAGTTGCTGGTTCTTACGGCGATCCTGTTGCTCCTGCTGGTAGTTGAGGCAGAGGCGACAAGATATTACATCGATAACTTTGGTAGTGATAGTGCCAACGGGCTATCTATCTCTACGCCCTGGCGCTCTTTGATTCATGCGTCTACACAATCCTATAATGCTGGTGATACTATCCTGATTATGGGCGGTGATTATACCGAGCGCAACTGGTGGAACGATTCGGAAAGTAATGACAATAATCTTCCCTCTGGTACGTCAGGCAGTCCGGTAGTCGTCATGGCTTATGGCGATAGTGTTGCTGTATTTAAGCTGATGGATTATGACGATGACGGAATAGGGCCAAGCGATAGATGGAGGAATATTTACTTTGGTGATATCAATACTATTTCAAACTGTCAGTATTTTCATCTCAGTGGCTATAGCTGGCTGGATGTTGATGGTGATTCGGCTGTTATAGATTCATTCCAGATAAAACTCGAGGCTTGGGAAGCGAGCAGGGGATTGATTAAGTTCAGTAACCCGAATGTCGCCCACATCAAGATACATGGTGTTGAGGTCGATGGTAGCAATGATCCGTTTTACATAGATGGCGTTGAAGATATTGCTGGTGATTACGTAGAGACAGGGATATATTTCTTAGACGCTGCTCAGTGTACCATTCAGAATAATTATGTGCATCATATTGTTCATCCTACCGGCAGTGTTTCGCCAGGAACGGGACAGGCTGAGTTTTGTGATGGTGATACAGGAGAACATCAGGGTTGTGGATTTGGGATGTGGATAGATGACTGTAACAGGATGTATATCAAAGGGAACATCATAAAGCATGTGAATCATGGCTGCATTGAGTTTCCTAGGACTACCTATAGCAAGATTATAGATAATGTACTAGAACAGCATTCAGGTGGCGGGATCTACCTTACATTTAACCCTAGCTATAATCTTATAGAGGGCAATATTATTACCAGATGCGGTGAGACTACAAAATTTCAGAAGCCAGGGATTCAGCTATCAGGATCACATAATACTATTAGAAACAATGTGATCTATAATCCTCATAATCAGGTTTTTACTCTCGAGGCTTCTTCTGGAGCAACCGTAGAACATAATCTGATCTATAACAATACGTTTTGTTATGGCTGGTATAGCGTGAACTGGTTACAGCACTCAGGATATTCCAATAGGTTTAATACGTTCTCGAATAACATCTGCGCTTACTCGGATAGCATTGGTCAGGATATGCCAGATCCATGCGGAGCGATAGTCTTTGAGACTTATTGGGCCAGTGCTGCATATACCTGGCTGGATGTCTGTGACGGGGATGATGAATGGACGGATCCTGCTGATATAAATTGGGGCAGTAATACCGTGACTTATAATAGGCTTTATCGTGCTGATCATCCTGAAACGACCATTGTGTATGTGAGAGAGAATCGATGTAACGGAGAAGAGCATAGATGGAAGTCGTCTGATTTGACGAGTTATCTTGTTGGGAATACGGATGGTATACCTGGTATTGTCTCTACTGATCCTGATGCCTATGGGCTTGCTGCCGGCTGGTGGTATCTTGATAGCGGAAGTCCTTGTGTGGATGCAGGAACGGAAGTAACCGATGTTATAGGCTCTACTGTTGAGGCGCTGTATACCGGATATGGGTGGAGCGATCTTTCGTTTAGCGGCGAGGCTCCTGATATCGGAGCACATGAGTTAGGAGCTACTGCAGGAGATACGTGCTGTATAACCCAGGGTATAGCTTTTGGAAGTCAGCATATTGATAGTGGTTCAGTGATAGATTCTTTTCTTATCTACAATTGTGGTGACTCTGCGTTGGTGGATAGTTTCGATTGGACTCCTACGCTGTTCACGATCGAGGATGGCGATAGCACTCTGAACATACCTGCCGGCGATAGTCTGTGGGTATCTGTTGGTTTCGATCCTTCTACTCTGACGACTGCTATTGAGACACTGGTAGTTGATTTGAATTTTGGGATTTGTAATGATGTGATCCTTTCAGGTATCGGTGAAGGTGATATAGGCTGTTCGATAATGGATACTATCTGGGCCTTTGGAGATGTTAATCAAGATGCTTATAAGATAGATACTTCCTTTGTGTATAACACGGCTGATTCGGCGGTGGCGGGAACGATGAACTTTGCTGCTGTTGCTCCTGATAACTGGACTTTACTTGAGCCGTCTGGTGGCGTGTATGATATTGCAGCCGGAGATAGCCAGATGGTACGAGTGATATTTGCGCCTACAGGGGCAGAGGTCTGTAGCTTTGTTGTCGATATGGGAGAAGCGGCTTGTTCTGATATGACGGTTACTGGAACGGGTCTGGGTGAGTGTTGCTTGGTAAGTGGTAGTATGAGTTTTGGGGTGAATGATATTGGGGTGGCTCATACTGATTCGTTCTCGATCTATAATTGCGGGAATCAGAATATCGTTGATACTGTTCATTGGTGGGCCGTACCTACGGAATTTGTGCTGCTGAGCGATTCTTTTTATACTCTTACCCCAGGGCAGACAAAATTCATAGCTATAACATATACCGCTACAGCTGTGGGGCTGCAACAAAAGGTCTTAGATACAGGATCGTCCCTTTGTGCTGATATCACGATCAGTGGTCAGGGATATAATGCAACAGCGCCGCCAGGAGTGCTGGGCTCTATCACACCCTGGAGAATGGGTGGCGAGACATATGCGATATCGACTGGCATGTATGAGGACATTGTAGATAATACGACTGATACTGATTATGATTTTCTTGACGAAGACGGAGATCATTTCAGGGCGAAGAAGATTGTGGTGACTACAGGCACGAATATGCCGGGGTATGTGATCATAAGACGGTATAGATATCAGTGGAATTACAATAACAAGATATGGATAGATGTTGCTCCTGAGGGGATAAGGATATACGGAGGCGGTAGGTTTGAGTCTGAGGTTGCTTGTGATGGAGTGAGGATAATAAAAGACTATACGACTTGGCTTTGGCCTGGAGTCAGAGTGGAGGCTACCCGATGAAAATGCGTATTCTTTTCTTTGCTACGTTGATCTCTGCGCTTATGTTCTGCATGAGTACTGATACTTGGAGACAGGTGGGATCAAAATATACCGTCAGTACTGGAGGTCAGGTCGAGGTATCCCTGGCAGCGAGTGACGAGTACTTTGTCAATGATGAGACAGGTGAATATTTCAGGTGCAGGATGTTCTGGTGCTATAACGGTACTACCGAGAAGGTGTATCTATCAAGATGGAAGTTCTTCAGGAGCGTTGATCTGAGTACTGATCCCAATGTATCCTCGAGAATATATCTTGATACGTATCATTCGTTGAATCCATATGGAGGTATAGCCGTTGAGCCTGGGCAGACATATGTAAGTGAGATGGCATTTGATGGGTTTTATTGGGTAAAGGAATCTGGGATTGCTGATCAGTTGTTTACGTGGGAGGCGATGAGATGAGGAAGAGATTTATTATAATTGGTGGTGTGATTTTAGTTCTGTGGGGTACGCTGTTTATAGATGGAGTGGCTGATTTCTGGGGGGGCAGCAGATTGGCTGAGGCTCAGTTGTTCAGTGGTTCCGATAGGGCTATAGGAGGATGTAAGGATACGATCAATCAGGTGAATGAGGTCTTGTCTCTTCATGTCGGGCTTCATGTTGCTGACTCGATTTCGTATTACACATCGGCTCTTGTGATAACTGATCCTAATGCTGCTGCTTCAGCTCAGATACAATGGTTCAGGGATTCAGTCCTGTTAAGGACATTGAGATTATGGCCTGGTGGATCAGTCTATGACGATATCCTTTGTGATTCTATCGTCGTGACTAAGGATTTGGCGGCTGATACTACACAGATAGCAGGGCAGTGGTAAAGATTATGCGTAAGCTCGAAATAAGCATATATATTGTTCTTCTGATAGCTCTTGTCTCGCTTCTGGGGACAGTCGGGGCAAGGTGCCAGAACAAGTCACCGTTCAGGGCTCAGAGTGTCGTAGCCGGCAAGCCAAGTACAGGTGGACTGGTGGTTGGTGGCGGTGGTGGTGGCGATGCTCCACCATTGTACGGAGGCGTAGGTGTCTTTGGCGGTGGTGGCGGTATCGGGCCTTGGATCAATATATTCACTGGTGGGCTTTCCTCTCCGTGTGACCCGTCAACTAAGGCTACTGGTGTCGGTGATTATATGGGTACTACCAGCTGTAAGGTCATCTGGCAGAGTAGTCTTGCAGATAGCGGATCTATCAAATGGGATGAATGGGGCGCCACTGATTGGAATTATCAGGCTGAGGCAGGACCGGATTCTACTGTGCATTATCTTGAGGTGACTGGAAGAACCGGAGACTATACCCGTTATGTTTACTATGTGAGGACTGGTAGTGACGGGTGTTATAGTGTGTGGAGTGACATAGGAGCGATGTATACGTTGTGCGGGAACGATGATGTATCTTCGACTACGGCAGAATACGCTCCTGGGAATTACTTGCGTGTCGATCCTGTCTATAAAAACAAGGCTCAGATGAGATGGCAGAAACAGCCTTCAGGTGATTATGAGTCAGACTATGCCTGGAAGGGAGGATACGATACATCCGAGAAGAGCTATGGGATAGGATCGCAGGATGCCAGTTCTACTTACAAGTGGTGGTACAGGCTTCTTGATCCTTGTGGCAATGGTCCGAGCTGGACATACGTTGGGACATTTACGACTGATTTTATGGGCGGGATAGAGTAACTTTTAACAAGGAGGCACAGTAATGTCAAAGGCTGACAAGGCTGTAAGTGCGGCGAAGGAGATCTGCGATATCGTAGAGCTCATAACGAACGATGTGGATAACTCGGGAGAGATCACCAAGTTCTTCACGGAAACGATGGAGGCCGGCACAGCGTCTTATATGCTGGCGAAGGATCTTACCAAGAGTGAGTATGCAGATGCCCTGGGTGTAATCGGTGCCGCTGTAGGCGGGAAGCTGGTCACCGACAGGGTTGTTTTCGATGATGGTTCTGGTATCGCAGTGAGCCTTACGGCTTTGGGTCCGTCAGGAGATGTGACGAGGACAGAGATTGTTGGATCCTCCACGCCTTCTGATTCCACTCATCAGCCTGGGGATGCCGATATCGAGCCTCACGTTTAAAGGAGGCTTCAGATGGCTGTTTTAGTTCAGGAATTGCTGGCGTTCATTGAAACACCGGGGACGAGTGGAAACACTGAGATTAAGTTAATGGATATCGATGCTTCACCTACGGCGTTGGTGACAGATACGCCGACTTCTGTTTCTGGCGCAACTCCGGCTCTTAGGTGGATTGATGGTGCGCTGGTGATAGTCATTGATAGTGCGTAAGGGGGTTAGGTATGCCAAGATCAGGAGAGATAGTGGACTTTTTTCGGAGGCGCAATGTCACTACGGATGATATGGAGTTCATCTTCAGGGCATATCTTCATTGTACTGGAGCAAGCCCCTTGGAAATGGTAAGGAGAAAGCCTGATGGGACTCTTTTCAGCATTGGGAAGACTGAAGCGGAAGATAAGATCATTGCCAGTCATAGGCCCGGTTCTGGGGGTGACTTGGGTAGTGGTAAAACTACCGTTGGCAGCATTCTTAAAAAGAAAAGCAGACGAGGCGGTAAAGGCAAAAGGAACGCTTGAGAGTGTTTCTGATGCTGCTATAGATGCCGGCGTTGATGCTGTGATAGACGAGCTCGAGAAGCCGAGGTCTGATGAATGAAGTGTGGTTCAGAGGGCAGAAGCATTGTATCTACTCAGAAGACGAAGCCCGTCTACGGGGTATCGTTGTTACTGAAGATGATTGGAGAACTGCAGAGATTGGATCGTGGGTCAAGACTGATACGGGGTATGTGGTCCAGTTACTTGATGTCGGAGCCGCAGGGTCTACTCCTTGGATCAGAACATGCTGTGGCACGTTTCCGGCGAGAAGGGATGATGATCTCGGACACGATGTCAGGGCAAACCGTTACAATCTATCAGGAACCCAGCCGGCTTGGTCGATTACTCGAAAGGTCGAGGCGTTTGCTAGGCTCTATGCCAGGTGCGGTAATGCTCGTCAGGCTTTTAAGATGGCTTTCCCAGATGCTAAGAGCGAAGCGTACATTAAATTAAAGGGGAAGAAGTTCTTGGATCTACCAGCTGTGCAAGAAGTCGTTAAGGACGAAAGAGAGCTCATCCTGGGAGAGCTTGGTATCGATCGTAGAGATATCATGGTTCGCATGAAGGGGATGCTTGACGATCTTGAAGAAAGCGAAGCTGTAGAGAAGATGAACTTGAAGTTTCGGATCTTGAAATTTTTTAATGAGGCTATGGACAAGGTGGTAGATGTATCGACTACCATTACTAAAACAGATACATTTGAGATAACTGGCTCGGCTGTAGAAGCGGCTGAACATGGTGTCGAGCCTAAATCCCGTATTGAACAAAAAACGGTAGTACGGGTGGATGGGGCGGTCAATATGGGAGAAAAGGGTGGCTCGAGCATTAACGATGAGTCGGGACGAGATCAGAGGGAAGGCGTACCTGGATAGAGTCTTTCTTGGACATTTCGTTTGCCCGAGAGATTTTAGAAAGCCGAATGCTGACTTTCATTATGAGCTCAATTCACTGCTGAACGCAGATCATGAGTTGATGGCGTTCATGTGGCATAGGGGCTCGGCTAAATCTACCTTCATCTGTCTAATAGATCCACTGCATCAGATAGGGTTCTGTCCCAAGGATGATGTAAGATTCCTCCCCATTATTTGTGAGACACAACCGCAGAGTCTTAATCACGTTGCTCGTATCAGTCATGAGGTGCAATACGGAGAGAGATTCAGGTGGCTCTTTGGCGATCTGTATACGGGACATCGTAAGTGGGGAGTCAAGGAGATAGTAACGAATAACAATGTTCGTGTGACTGGTCTTGGTACGGGCCAGAGAGTTCGCGGTGTAATCGAAGTGGGCGGTAGAAGGCCGACTAGAACCTATCTTGATGACTTTGAGTCGTATAGAAACGGTGGCAGTCCCGAGCAGCGTAGGGATAACTTCAAGTGGCTCTACGCTGATGTACTTCCTTTCAGGGACAAGGACATAGGCCAGATCTTCTTACTTCAAACACCTATCGCCCACGACTGTATAATCTTTAAGCTTATGCAAGATCCTCAGTGGGTCACTATGGAAGTGCCTCTCTATGAGGGTGAGTTTGGTGAAGGCAAGGTAAACTGGCCGGCGCAGTGGCCCTGGGACGAGATTAAGAAAGAACGTGATAGGTACAAGAACCAGGGATTACTCCCTCTATTTGACCAGGAGTATATGCTGAAGCCCTATAAGGGTGAGGGAGTGGGTATCGGCAGAGATGATATGAGGTTTTTTACAGGCGAGCTCAGGATAACAGAGATGGGGATAAAGTATCTCAGCGATCTCACAGAGGTGGATGATGAGGGTACGGTGATCTTCTCGCATGGAGATACTGTGGTGACTACGTTCAGTTCTTGTGATCCTGCTATCGGTATTGCCCGGTCCCATGATCAGACGGCTATAGGGACCATAGCTATGGATAACAAAGAGAATATGTATGTGATCTCAAGTGATACGTTTCGCTCAAGAAGTGCGTTTGATATAGGCAACAGGTTTGCCGAGCACGCTTGGGATAATAGAGCAGACGGAATAGGGATCGAGACAGTTGCTTTTCAGGTAGCTATTGGAGATGTAGCTGATAAGTGGTGTGAGGAACATGGGGTGAGCTTTGATATGGTAAGGGGATTTAATCCCAGGAGCTCAAAGGATGTAAGGCTTGATTGGTTGATAAATAAGTTTAAGGCGAGAAAGATGTTCATGCGTCCCGGTGCTTCGCATCTGATAAATGAGATCCTTGAGTATCCTGGTGGTGCTCACGACGATCAGATGGATATGCTCTATATGAATGCCAAGATAGCGTACCCGCCTTCTTATACTAAGCCGGAGGCTGCTATTGCAGGTGGGCAGAATGCTATACGAAGACTCTTAGAAAGTATTCCTTCACATAAGGTGATTTGATGTCTGAAGCAAGAGTACAAGATATAAAGGCGAGAAGAGTTCTGCTGAGGTATGAAGAAGCTGCCAGGAGGACTTCTGGGTGGAGGACGAAGGCTGTTGAGTATTATCGTGCCTACAACAGCGATCAGTGGACTCAGGAAGAGAAAGATTATCTCAAGGCTCACAAGCGGTTTCCTGTGACTATCAATATCACCGCCCCTGTCGTAGACGGCATGGTGTCTATGATGGCGGCAAACAGTCCTCGGTACAAGGCTATACCGTCGAACAGACCGGGGACCAGGATTGCTGCTATAGCAGATTTCATGCTGGAGTATAATTGCTATATATCGCATTTCCCTCATGAGTTTGTACAGGCTTGTCATGATTACGGGATCTGTGGGATAGGATGGATGCAGGCTGATGTAGACACGACCAAGGATTATGGACTTGGAGAGGTAGTCAACCGCAGCCTGAGCTGGACTGATGTTTATTGGGACTGGCGAGCCAAGAGGCCGGGGCTAAGAGATAGTGGGTGGGTGATAGTCTATAACGAGCCCGCCGCAAAACAGCTTAAAGTCATGTTCCCTGATAAAAAAGCTATTATTGATCATGCCGTGAAGGTTGACTTTGGGAGCCTGTCTAATCAAAGGGTGCTGCTCACTTCAGCTACCAGTTCAAATCTTATTTATTTCCCAGGGGATATAACAGGAGCTTATTCAGATGATTTCTTTGATGACGACGAGAAACTTCTGCCGGTCCTCGAGCATTACGAAATAGTCTATATGAAGATGTGGGTGCTTTTTGATCCTGTTAAGGGATATCCCGAATATTATACGGAGGACGAATACAAAGAATTAGAGCCAGGATTGCCGATTGCTATAAAGGAACGTAAATTCTCAGTTACCGTTCCGAGAGTACTCAAGACTGTTGTGCTGGGTGGGATGTGGACTCTTGAAGAGTATATAATGCCCATCTCAGAGCTGCCGGTAGTGCCTATAGTGAAACTCAGTAATGGTTCCTCGCTCCCGCAGGGTATTGTACAGAGGATCTTTGATATTCAGACAGAACAGAACAAGCGCAGAATGGCTATTGTTGAGAATGCAATGGCTACCTCTGCCGGCAGGCTGCTGGCTCCTAAAAATTCTATTGATAAAGAAGAGTGGGACGTTCTCTCTCGTATGCCAGGAGCTTTAATCGAGTACAAATCTGGTATGGCTATGGAGAAGGAGCCGTTTATCCAGTTGCAGGCACAGTCTCTTCCCAATCAGTTCTATCACCTTGAGCAGACTACGATATCACTGATGGAATATGTCTCAGGAATAGATTCTCTCTTTCTTGGTTCGACAAAGAACATGCCTGATACATATCGACAGAGCCTTATGATCGAGGATTACGGCACAAGAAAGATAAAAGCTATAGATATGACTGCTGTAGATAGTGCTCTTGAGGTCTTGGGACAGGTGACGTTGGAGCTGGATCAGTGGTGGTATGATTACGAGAAGCAGCTTTCTATTGTGGACGATGAGGGCATGTTGACTCAGGTAGTCATCAACAGGAAAGATATCGATCAAGAGACTGGTGCGGTAAGGGGATATCTCGATAGTATCAGAGATACAAAATTTCAGGTGAGGATCATTACGGGATCAACCATGCCTACTAATAAGTACGCTATTCTGGAGCTCTATCTTAGCTTGTTTGATAGAGGCTTGATAGATGAGGAATCGGTACTCAGGCAGACAGATATAACAAACATCGAGGAAGTGTTGCAGAGAGTATCTAAGGTTCAGCAGCTTAGTGGAGTGGTAAATGAGCTTCAGGAGCAGAATAAGGAGGCTGAGGGACTTATCTTGAGACTGAAGAATCAGTTAGTTTCATCAGAGATAAAAGATGCGGCTAGGACGATGATGGAGGCAGAACAGTTGACATCTCTTAATCGTCAGATGAAGGAGAAGTTGGCTGGCGCCGTAGCGGATCTCTCTGTAAGGAGTTTCCAGCAGAATGTCACCAGGACTGAGAAGTGGCTGGAAGAGATGGCAAAGGTCCGTACAAGAAATTTGCTCGATAGAACTGAAGATCGTCTTCGGATGACAGAGCAGGTAGGTGGAAGCGGAACCGCCACATCCAAGTAGGGTAGGGCGAAGGAGGATAAGATGACTGATCAGATAAACAGCGATCAGCAGGTTACCGGAGTTGCAGCTATGAGGGCAGCCGAGGTAGCAGCGGCAGAAAAGGCTGGAGAAGGTGAGCTGAAGAGTGATCCCCCTGGTACGGGGACTGAAATACCAGGAAAGGATCTATCGCAGATGGGCAATCCGTTTGCAGGAAGGCTTAATACCGGAACAGCTCTTGAGTCTAACGAGGAAGTCCTGACCCGCATGACAGGCGGCGCAGGATCTCCTGAAGTAGTCCCCCCACAGGATCAGGGTGCAGGGCAGGTCACAGCACCTCAGAAAGCAACAGGGCAGCAGTCAGAGCAGGATCGTCAGTCACAGGCAGAGAACGATCGTCTTACAGCCGAGAATGTACGGTTGCAGGAAGAGGCTAGTATCGGTCGTTATGTTATGGGTGATGATAGGTTGGCTCAGATGGCAGCTGACTCTATGCGAGGTGTGACCACTCAGCCGGGGATGGATGGGTTGGGCTACGATGAGAGTCTTATTAAGAGTCTTGGCCTTCCTGAAGATTTTGTCTTTAATCCAGATGAGATGTATATCCCTGGTACTGCCTCGGAAAAGGTGTATCGGGCTACTATTGATCATGCAGTGGATACAAAAGTAGATGCTAAAGTAGCGTCTATGAGACAGCAGGAAGAGATGAGACATAAGGGACAGGTCGTTAGAGAAAGGTTCCTTGCGGCAGGGCATTCAGACGATGATCTGAAATCGCTCATGGAATGGACGGGAGATGGAGGAAACTTCACACTTGAGAAGTTGTGGAGCTATATGACGGGGCAGTTAGCACCATCTAGCGGAGCTGATGTATTGCGACCGCCACCGCCAAAACAGCATGTTTCATCTATCTCGGGTATCCCTGGAGCCGGCGCAGCCCCGGAGGTATCTGAAGAAGTCCAAGTAGCTGCAAGCATTCTCAGATTAGCTGAGAAGAGAAAGAATCCTTTCTTGGGTTAAGCGACCTTGGGAGGATGTGAAGATATCGTGGCACTAAAGACTGATGTGTATCACGGTTCAGGCGTACCTATTACCAAGGAAGCGGTAGTAGATATGCGAGAGGTGATTTATCGCCTCGATCCAGCTCAGAATCCATTTTTGGTTCTGATGAATGGGCTTCCGCAGAGAGAATGTCATAACATCAAGTACGAGTGGATGGAGCGTGAGGCTTTTAGTCGCAGGTACTTTCCGGCTACGTTTCATCTGTTTGATGGCGGCACTGAACATGCTATGGCGATCTCTTTTGATGCTAAGTACTGGAACGCAATCGGGCTTTATATGCTGGCGGGCGCAGACCCGGCATTTGCTAATGAAGCCAGTTTGTCTTCAGTTGCTCCTGTCAGGATGACAATAAGTCCTACCGTAGCCGGTGGGACAAAGACAGGTGATATTTACGGATGGCTAAAGAGAAGTGCTTATGAGGCAAGACGTAATGGCAGCCTGACGATGACGACTGTCACTGAAGGCGTAGATACAAGTACGTACTACAATGCGATCCAGCTTACTAAGGATGGCACTACGGATACTACTCTTGAGGGTGAGACTAGCGAAGCTGATCTTATCATTGATGCTGGTGTTGCATCCGGTAGTATGGCTGAGTCTGATTGGACAGATGGAGCTCAGTGCTATGTTACTGTGGAGAGTCATAACCAGCAGGTGAAGGGCTATTCTCAGGGTTCTGGTCTTGGGGTAGAGACTTACAAGATAAGTCAGCACCTTCACAACTATACTCAGATTGTCAAAACTCCGCTTTCGGTTACTGGTACAATGAAGAGTATTCAGTATATCGGTGGACCGGAGCTCACCAAGAGGCGGTTTGAGAGTGGTCAGTCTCACGGTACTGATATCGAGTGTGCAATCATGTTCCAGGGTGGTGGAACTGAGGGTGTTGATGGAGATTGGGGAATACTCGATAATTCGTATCGTCCCAAGACCAGGCTCAAGGGGCTTGGAGTAGGAGTGACTACGGCTGGTAAGGCAGGCTGGATCACTACCAATAATCCTGATCATGGTGGTCATAACGCAGCGTTGATGACGCTTACGACTGCAAGCTACACGGATTATGTGGATATGATGGAGGCCGTTTATGATGACATGAAGGCGGGATCTCAGGATAAGGTCCTGTTCTGCGGAACTAGGATCTTTAAGGATCTTTCCTTGATGGCTCTTCCTGGTGCTTCACCTGCGATTACGCTGAACCTTGACTATACTAACGGTGCCAGTAAGATTGGAGTGAACATAAAGAGCTTGCTGACTCCGTTCGGCAATCTTTCTCTTGTTCACCATCCGATGTTTGCTGGTCAGATAATGAATTATGGGTTGATGCTCGATACCAAGAATATCGAGCTCAGGCCGTTGGTCAACAGAAACACAAAACTGCATATTGATGTCAGCTCTGATGAGATCGATGGGCAGACGGATGAGTTCAGGACAGAGTTTGGCATCGAGGTCAGACACGAACATACTCATGCGATTGTGAAGATAGGCTAAATCATAGGTTGGAGCGACCTGTGGTTGTCCCGAGGGTGGGGCTGGAAAAGCTCTGGCCCCACCTTAGAAAAGAGGAATTAAAGATGAACGGTAATGCGATGATAGATGCTTGCGGAGCTGCTATTGGCTTAAAGGCTGTAACAACGAATACCGTTCCGTCACGTATACAGATACTAGCTCTTATGAATATAGCGATCTATGAAGTTGCGCTGGAAAATTTAAGGGGAGTTTATACTTTATATGAAGTTGAAGCTACGGTAACTAATGGTACTGCTCCGACTGATAGTTTTATCTTCCCGCCGCTTGCTGTACTTGGGACTGATAATCTTGTTAATGCTCTATATGTACCGCCAGAAGAATTTTGGGATTATTTGAATGAGGCTGGTGATGCAGCAAAGCCGGCTTATACAATAGGCGATAGCGGGAAGTTCTTTATTTCTGATGGTAGTGCAACCTTTTCTGTTATGTATGTTGAAACACCAGGACAGTATACGGATGCTGCTTCAGCACCAGACCCGAATATCCCTGCTCATTATGATGGGCATGTAATAAAGAAAGTCTTGAGGATGTTGCTTCTAGCTGAAGGTATGCCCGAGGGTCTTCAGGCTATTGAGAAAGATAGGAGATAGGGTATGGCTGGTATAGGTACTACTACTTTGGCTGAAGCTCGATCGCAGCTCAGGACATTGACACAAAAGTATACGATCAAGAAGGTGTCTGATGTAGATCTTCAGTGGATTCTTAATAGAACGAGTTATAGTGTCTTTGTTAAGTTGCCAAGAGATGTTAAGGAGATATGGTATGGTGCTAATGCTGAGCTGACAATAGCGCAGGATGCTGATACTGATTATTATGATGCTCCCATACCGTCTGATTTTTGGGATATAGTTGGGGTTAAGCAATATTGGACTACAGCCGAAGGTGATTTGAGATCTAATTTTAGAAAGATTACGTTTGAATCTCTCGAGGAATATCTTGGTAATGTTTTCAAGACCGGGAAAGAATATTGTATTCATGGGAAGAATATAATAACTACTCTTAGAAGTGTGGCTGCTGGTACTGTTGTGTGTTTCTATATAAGACAGCTTGAAGAGATGACGGACGATGCTCATCTGGTAGATATTCCAGATATGTATCTTAGTATAGTGCTGTATTTCGCTGCTATCGATGTAGTGCTGGCATCTGAGATCGATGAGAAAGACAAGCAAGTGGCTATTCAGATGTTGATGTTAAAAGCAAAAGAAGCTTCAGAAGAAGCAGGGCTTAAGATGCAGAGTACGATTGAAGAGGAAGCCAGGACTGGTGCTATGGGGCATCCTCAGTTAATGTCGTTGCCGTCAGGCGGGGGACAGATAATAGATTATAGCTAGGAGATGACAATGGCTGTTATAAATTATCAGTTTTTCAGAGATTGGATATTTCATAATCTGAGTGAGATCGGTGATCTAGTCACAGAGATGGAGCTAGGTGCCGTCATAGCCGAACAGACACGCATCATTACTTCAGAGCTAGGGCTAAGTGACAACAGGATCACTTCACCTCAGACTATGACTTCAAATTTGAATTATCTTGTGCTCCCGACTGATTGCGCTGTTTTGCATAGCATATATTATGATGATGGAGTCGAGGAAAGATTTATTCCTATATTGCAGTATGGAGATGGAGAGAAGAGAACGTATTATACTGATAATGGACTTGATTATATGTACGTTGTCGGGCGTACTTTATATCCAAGTTGGACGTTGACAGCTGATATCGATATAATCCTTCATTATCAGAATTTTCTTACTGAGGCATATATAGCTGTTGATGGCACAGGCGGCGCCTTGGGTAGTGCTACAACGCATATCCCTGTCAATATGTCTCATGTGCTCCGTTATGCTGTCCTGGCAGATCTAATGCTGGTTCATTCACGAAAACAAGAGGCTATGGTTAAGGCTCAGCTTTATCAGAAGAAATTTGAGCAGCTGATACGTAATGCCAGGAAGAATCTCCAGAATATCTCGCCTACAAGAGAGTATAGAAAGATCAGGAATTATTGATGAAGCAACGAAGTATCTTATTGTTTGACGATTGGAGTAAAGGAGCTAATACTCGAGATAAGCTCTTGCCTCAAGGTGTTAGTGCTAAGATTGAGAATTTCTCTTGTGATAGGAAAGGCACTCTCGAGAAGGGTCTTCCGTATGAGGCTATAACTACTCCTGCCGATAAGCCCTGGGGTGGAAACATACATCGTATTTTCTATTGGTATTCTAAAGATAAAGATTATCAGGTATACCTTGCAGATGTAGGCGAGACAAGTGCTGAGGGTGCCATGATAGCCATTCATGACGGGACAAGCAATAATTATGGTGAGGGAGCTAATGGTTGGCAGACATGGACGGCTCAGGGAGGATTCTTTGAGTGCAGCGGATCTGGACCAGTAAGTTATGTTTCTGATCTTGAAGATGTAATCTTTATCAGTTCTCTTGTAGGTGGGGTTCCTTGTTTGAGAGTGTATCCTATATATCCGTCTACTACAGACGAAGACGAGTGGGTATGCTTGAGGATATTTGCTATAAAGGATTTTGAGACATTTGAGCAGGTGACGTTTGTAAAATATACAGGAGTTGGGGCCAAGAATGTAGCTATCTTTGACGGCAATAAGGTTGAGTGTGCGTGTGGTCAGAATAGTTTACTCCAACCTTGTGGCAAGACTTGGGCTGACTGTAGTACGTCAGGTGCAGGTTCAGCTGATCTAACTGATTATCAGGTACAATTAGAGACTGAGTACGATGTTGGTGACATACTAGGAATAGAGGTACGTGCTGCTGCAGCATCAGATATAGTAAAATTGGCTATTACTGAGATATTAAGTTTTCCGAGTGAGTGGGAAGCTGTTATAGCTGGTCCTGTATCCAGAGTGCCGGATCAAGATGGTAGTCTTCTTCCTGGTGAGGTATACGAGCTTACTACATCGTCATCGACAAGTCAGAGTAAGATAGGTTTGTTGTGTCTTAAAGGCTTGCCGTTACTTACATCTTCTCATGTAGATGATGAGATATACATTACTACTTCTGAGTCTATGTATTCACAGGGTAGACTGCCTTCAGATGATTACTTTGATTGTGTCTATGAGGGTGGGGAGATGATTGAATATGGGTTTGCTCTTGTTCTTTGGGATGGGCAATTCGGCAATATGATAAAGAAGAAAATCGGCATCGATGTAGAAGACTTTGAGACAGTCGCTTTAGATGCAGGCGGGACTTCAGATGCAACGGGGCTTGTATCAATACTTCTTACAGATAATTTCTTTGAGGCTATAACAGGTGGCGCTACTGACGCTGATGATGATATGGCACATGCTGTAACCGGACTTGCCGTGTGGAGAAAGAATCCTACAGACGAAGAGTTCAAGTTGCTTGGTATAATAGATAGAAAAGTAACTGATTCTGATCTTGAGCCTTATGAAGGTGTGTGTAGCTACCAAGCTGATACGGTGACAGCGGGATATCTTTTGCAGATGTATATGTCAGGAAATAATTGTGGTTATCTGACGATGGGTGTTCTTGATTGGGGGCAGACGTTAGCAGATAATGTATTTTCTGCTACTGGTGGATTAGAAGAAGAAGATATAGGAGTAGAGCTTGGGATAAAAGCCCCCGCTTTGTGGGGCAGAAAGATATATGCTGGAAATATCATGAAGCTCAAGAGATGGGATGATACTCATGATCCTGAGTTTTCTGATGATGAGTTGGTTCCGAGTCTTGTTGATGGCGGCGAGATGTTCCCAGGTACAGAGTATCTTGAGGTTGTAAGCGGCGAGAGCGATCAAATAAAGAGAATGGTGTTTCATGGTCGTCAGATGATTGTGTTTAAGCGTGGCTATATCATGGTTCTCGAGATGCTAGGACAGAGTGAAGGTGCTTGGAAGGTAGTGGCGAAGATGGCGGGCGGCGTGAGTGATTATTATCATGTCTGCGAGACACCTTTCGGTCCTGCTTGGCTTTCAGACGAACAGCTGTACCTCTGGGATGGTAAGGAGCGCCGCCCGCTATCGATGTACTTTCAAGACGACTATAGGGCTATGTATGGTGGGTTTGCCAGTACTATGAGCATTGGTTATGATGGACATACTAGCAAGCTCTGGGTCGGTAGAACAGGGGTTGACATTCATTTTATGGTCAATCTCAGGACAGGAGCGTTTAGCAGCATAGAGAACGGTCAGGATTGTCAGTACTTTGGATATTGTAATGATTTGACTGGCAGACTTGTGGGGTTGAATGGTGATAGCCCCAAGACCGCTAGATTTATAGAGGTCAAGGAGATCGATCTTAGTACGGGAACGAGAAATATAGGTACTTGTACATGGGGTTCAGGAGAGCTGGACTTGCTGAAGATGGCGGGAGAAGCAAAGCTCTATCGCATAAATATGTATATCTCGTATAAGAGAAAAGATAGTCATTCTGGTACTCATACTCTTCAACTGAAAGTGAGTTTCGATGGCGCATCTCAAGTCACGTATACCTACGACCTACCAAGCGGTACGCAGGAGGATACGATTATCGCAGAGTTTGACATTTGGAATCAGGGCAAGACAGCGGCGCTCGAGTTTAATACGAATGAAGGAACAGTCGAATTTGATTACTTCCGTATCTGGAAAATCGTCGGAGTGTTCGGAAGTAAAGGCGTGGAATGATGCTGACTGATGCAAAGAACCCTACGGCTACGAGGATCAGTATTACTGGAGAAGATAGTGCTGAGTCTATTGTCGAGGTCACAAAGAAGCTTAATAAAAGAATGGCTAATCAGAGAATTACTATATATGAGGATAATGATGGTAACTATGAGATCGCAGTCAGGATAAAAGGAAAATGGTTTGCCGCTGCTTTAGTGGAGGTTTAAGATGCCTGGTCCCTTACTTGCATTAGGAATAAGTGCTGGTGCTGCTCTAGGTGGAGAGATAGCTGGAAGGTTTGTAAAAACTGAAGAGCCCATAGATTATTATCTCTCGAATTTTTGGCAAATAGCTAATGCCAAGGTGCCTGGTTATCTTCTGGCTGATGAGATCAGGGCCATAACGTATGCCGGCAGTAGATCTACGGGCGTGTCTGAGGTAAATGCTGCCGCAGCTGCTATGAGGGGGTTAAGGAAACCTTCTTCTCATGCTCATTATGATGCCATGATGCGGGACAAGAGAGTTTCGGAGACTGTCTTAAAAGTGAATAGTGATTTAAAGAGGAAGGCAGCTGAAAGAAAGTTTAAGCTTAATACTCTAACTGCTAATGCCGGCGCTAAAAATATCAAGGGTGCTCAGATGCATAAAAACAAGCTGGCTGATGCCCTTGCTGCCAGATCTATTTATAATTATGAGCAGCAAGTGGCAAAGCGAGAAGCCGTGAAATCTGCAGTAGGTAGTGGATTGGGTGTAGCAGCTGCGCTTGCAATGGATCCAGGGGCTAGAGGATGGTTTGGACAAATGTTTTCGTCTGAGCCTTATGTTAGTGGTGGTCCTGGTGGTGGGTATGCTGGATCAAGTCCGATGGTAGAAGAGAATCTTTTAGATGAGCTGCCTATTGATTCGGGACTATAGGAGGTCATGATGTCAGATGATCTAAGTTGGGTAGATGATATGATGGGGGGTACTTATAATCAGGAGGATGCCCACGCCGATTTTCTACAATGGTCAAAAGAAAAATATGGGGATACAGGTGTTTTTATTAAAGGCGAAGGGTTAATGCCTGGAGGATGGGACAAGAGAGAACAATATTATAGTGACTATGCTGCTAGTCATGGTACTCAGGCAGATAAAATACGTCAGGAGATGGGGCTTCCTGATACCTGGGGTGGTATGAGAGGGGAAATAGCTGAGCTTAGGCGAGTGGCTTCTGAGGGGTTAGATCCAAATGAGTTCAGGCGTAGTGCTTCTGTCAATACAGGCGGCGCTATGAGAGGTGTCACAGATAAAGCCTCAAAGGGTATGAGTTCGGTAGGGATGATGTATGGGAGCGAGCTATCTGGTGGGCTGATGCAGAAGTATAGAACGGCGTTTGAGAGTCAGAAGGTAGCTACGTTTGGATCGATGCTGGGGGAGATGTTGTCAAAGGATAATCAGACGAGGGATATTGCTAAGCAGCAGCTCTTGCAATTAATACTTTCTAAGGCTGAGATGGATCAGATGCTTGTATCGTCTGAGATGCAGAGGCGAGCACAGCTAGGAGGCTGAGATGGCTATTGAACAATACATGCCACGTTATAGGCAGAGATCGAGTGCTGAGAGTTTTGATAGCTTCTTTCGGAACATGGGTAGATTTTATCAGACTATGCAGCAGTACAGGCTTGCTCACGATGAGCATCAGATGCGTGTAAAGCAGTCGGAGCTAGAGGAAGATAAGTTTGCTCTGTTGAGGGATAAGACGCGGAGAGAGTTAACTATGTCTGAAGAGGTGCATGGCGTTCAAATGGAAAGCGCAACCCTAAAGCTTGATTATGATAAGGCTGTTCAGCAGACGCTTATAGACATAAAGAAGCTCGATAAGAGTATCCTTGGAAAACAGGATCTTATGGCTGATAGCAATCTGGCTATGGGTGAGGTCATGCTTAAGATCAAGGGTCATGAGCTTTACAAGGCTGCTTATGAGTCGTGGATGGCGCCGGCAAGAGAGCAATTTACTAGAGCCCTTGAGGAAGATAGATTTCTTCTCGAGAAGACAGCTGAGTATACGCAGGCGATTGGTGGATTGAGGCGTATGGGTATCTCGGCTTTAAAGAATTGGGAGAATTTGTATGATGATCAAGGCAATCTTGATGAGAAGAAATATAATGATGAAAGATTGCAGAATGATGCTGCTCATAAGATAGCTAAGCCAATGGTAAAGGCAGGGGTCATTGGAGCTGAGGGGGATCTGGGGTATTACTTGGGTATGTTGACTTATGAGGATAAGAAAGCCGGTAGTATATTCCCTTATGAGACAGCAAGTGAAGAGCTTAAGAAGCAACAAGTCTTACGACTTCTCAAGGCAAAGGCTGAAGGCCATTCTCAGCTTAAAAAGAGTGGCTTTATAAAGATGATCGATGATGCTTTGACTGCAGGTGAGAGTGTCATCAGTGGTACATTTACTGGTAATGAGCCTGGTATAGCTTTAAGAGAGGGTATATTTGTAGGCGAGCAAGGCAAGGGAGTATTCAAGGTTCTTGGTGCTATGGAGGGATTGGTAAGGGTCCAGGGTGCCAAGAAAGAAGTTGTTACGGCTCTTGCGTGGGGAGCTAAGACGTTTCCTGAACGCATCACTTATTGGCAGGAGGCTGTTAAAAGAGAAGAAAACGGCGATCCGTTTAATGTCACCAAGACAATGAGGATGCAATCTGATTGGATGAAGACAAAATATAAGTTGCCGGATACTCCAAGAGGTATCAAGCAGTCTTTCAGAGATATAATTGCTACTTATGAGCCTTGGGTTTTAGAGAAAGAAAAAGAG